CGCACGCTGGAAGGGGCTATGAGAGCCAACCCGGGCGACTGGATCATCCGCGGCGTCAAGGGCGAGTTCTACCCGTGCAAGCCCGACATTTTCGAGGCGACCTATAGCGTCGCCCAACCCGCTTCGGCCGATGCGTGGCCGACTTGTCCGGAGTGCAGCGTCGGCGTGCTGTACGAATGCCCGGCGTGCAGCGCAACCAATTACCCGCCGCCGGAAGCGCCCCGACCCGCAGCGGGCCGCCCTGGCTGGTTGAACAACGAAGGATGCGGCACGACTGCCTATCAGGCGCAGCAACCCGCTGCGGCGGGGGAGTTGCCGGAGGCTGTGCCGTCTGCGCACGTCATGGTCAACAAGTTCGGCACGATGGTCAATGTGCGTTTCAATACTGGCTTCGGCTACAACTTCACCGTTGCGGACTTTATCGACGCAGACAAACGCATGCCTGACGGAGCGCCACATACGGGCAAGCTACTGTACGACGCAGACCAAATCCGCGCGGCTGTGGCTGGTCTAGAATACAACCTTGCAGTGATGGGCGCGGTACTCGAAGGAGAAGTCAAGCGCTGTATGGAGTTAGGCCAGCGCGCCGAGAAAGCCGAATCGGCTGTGGCTGGGTATCGGCGGGATGCGGAACTGGAAATCCTGCGCAATGTCCGTGACGCCATAGAGCGCGCGTTAAGCGGCGCCTGTATCGATCAGGACAAGCGCCCATCGGTCTACAAGGAAGGCTTCTGCGCAGGACTCAGTAATGCAAGGGCTATCGTGAGCGGCCGGCTTGACGCAGCCCTCGCCAATCTCGGCAGTGGCGATGGGAAGGAGGGTCAGTCATGAGCGCTCGATACCACAAGAAGCGAGACGGGATCTTTATGGTGCGTCCAGATGGCTCGGGTCGTTTCCTGACTCTGTTGGAGCGAATTGCATGCCAGATTTTCGGCCGTGAGCCGCGCGATAGCTGCAGTGGCGATGGGAAGGAGGGGTGCCCGTGAGCAAGCTCATCTGCTGGCTGTTCGGCTATCGCTTCAATAACTACGGGAGCCAGCTTCGCATAGCGATCCCGTACTACGATGGAATTAGCCGAGCGCATCGAACCATTACTGGCGAATGCATGCGCTGCGGGAAGTGGCACAGGGTCGGTAGCGTCATTGACCGCCTACACAGCGCTGACAACGGAGAAGGCAAATGAGCGGGCGAGTGACGGATGAGGCGGTGCGCAAGCTGTGCGATGAAATCATCGCTGATCGGCTGTCGTATAAGCCAGCGCTGCTGGGCCTTGCCCTCTCGCGGTTCGCTGACGAACTAGCCGCCGCCCCGCACATGAGGGAAGGCGAGGCGGTTGGATGCATTGTTACCACCGTGCACGGAGAGAAGCTTGGGCCCGTGCATGACAGACGTTCCGATGCTGTTGCTTATGTCGGGATGTTGCAAGCCAATCGCATACTAAAAGGCCTTGCTCCCGGCAACTACAACATCGAGCCGCTGTTTCGTAACGCCCCGCCCAAGGCCGATGCGGTGGATCTGGAAGCACTCGCCGAGGAGTTCAAGAGCATGGAAGGATGGATCACAACCGTTGCGGCGTCTGCCATCGTGCGCCGCTACCTCGACAGCAGCCGGAGCAAGCCATGAATGGTACGTTGATCGAACGCTTCCGCCGCTGGATGTGCCGCAAGTTCGGTCACCGGCCTTATCGCGAGGCGATGACCGAAGCGGAGTTTTGCACGCGATGCCGACAGCTCCTGTCCACTCGTTATTCACGGAGCAAGCCATGAACACCCACCCCAACGACGAGAAGCCGTATAGCGAGGAGGAGGTTGCGCGGGCGCTCCGGAATCTTTGCAGCGTCCTATGCGACGTGGATGGACGGTGCTGTATTGCTGGCTCTGATGCGGACAGGCTCGTAGTTGACGAGTCGCTAGGCGCGATTGCCGCCGCCCTCCGCACGGCCAGCCAGCCGGCCGCCCCTGCGAGCGCCAGTGAGGCGGATGAGGTGGCCGAATGGGTCAAGCGTCGGATGCCTGAGTCGCTTCACGGGCTGAGCGTCGTAGAGCTGCTGGACCTGCTCTGCGAAGGCGGGATTGCAGCGGAGCGTGATGCCCTGCACCAGTCGCCGAGCGGGGGGTTGGTGATGGCGCCGAGGGAGCCGACGCCGGAAATGCTGCGCGCAGGATTCCTGAGTGAGTCAGGCGGATTCGACATTGAGACGCCGGCCGATGCGCCAGGCCTCGTCTACCGCGCGATGATCGAAGCCGCCCCGTCAGCGGATGGCAGGGAGGTGACCGATGGCTGACATTCCGTTCGATGAGGCCGAAGCCGCGCGCCGGCTCGGCATCAGTAAGGCCAGCTTGTCCCGTGCAAGGATCGCCGGCCAGGTCCACCCCCTGCGCATCGGCCCACGCCTGATCCGCTATACCGACGACATACTCGAAGAGTTCAAACAGCAATGCAGGAACGCCCCGGCCAAATCGGAGACTACTGGCTCAGCCAACGCCCAGGCTCGAAGCAGTGGTGTCGCACCTGGTACGAAGCAGACGATCGACAGACGAAGCGCGCATCACTTGGCACAGACGATTTTCAAGAAGGCAAGCTGAAGCTATGGGAGTGGTTTGCCAAGCACGGACGGCTCGGCCAGCAGCAGCCGCAGGACGCGGCGCTGGAGTTGCTGCTGGTGCGCTACTACCAACAGCACGCCGAGGCCCTGCCCTCGCAGGGAATGGCGAAGGTGGCGCTGCGTTACTGGAGCGACTTCTTCGCCGGCGCGACCGTGTCGGAGGTGACCGCGGCGCGGCAACGCGAGTTCATGGAATCGCTGCGGAAGGCCGGCAAGTCCGAGGGCTATATCAAGCGGATCATGACGGTGTGCAAGTCGGCTCTCAACCGGGCCTACAAGGAAGGCGAGATCGCCAGCGTGCCCTACATCATCCCCGGCAAGGATGCGCCCGCGCGGACACTGGTGCTGACCATGGACCAATCCCGCAGGCTATGGGCTGCGGCTCGCCGGCCGCACGAGGAGATGTTCCTGGCGCTGGCCTACTGCACGCTGGCGAGGCCAGAGGCGATCCTGGGCCTGACGCGCGCGCAGGTGAACTTCGGCCGCCGCCAGCTGGAGCAGAATCCACCAGGGCGCGAGCAGACGAAGAAGTTCCGTCCGGTGGTGCCGGTGTGCGACTTCCTGCTGCCTGTGCTGGAGGTGGCGCCTGATGGGCCGCTGGTGAGCTGGTGGGGGCAACCCATCGACAGCTTCAAGACGGCGTGGCGATCCCTCAGGGAGCGAGCCAGGCTGCCGAAGGAGGCCGTTCCGAAGACCATCCGCCATACCATGGCCACAGAGCTGCGGGCGGCCGGAGTCTCGGCTGAAGAGATCCAAGGTATGCTCGGGCACCGCGCCTACAGCGGGAAAACGGAGGTGTATGCCAAGTACCGGCCGGACTATCTCGGCCACGCCTCGCGTGCGATCGACGAGTACATGAGGGAATTGCGTGTTAGTTGCGTGCTAGTCGGCACTGCAGCCAAGTAACCAACCCCGTGCAATTGCTTGATGGGATTGGTGGGCGGTACAGGGTTCGAACCTGTGACCCCTACCATGTCAACGCGATTCTATGGGCAATCGGTACAAGCACTTATGCTCTAAGCCCCTGTTTTCCAGTGTCATTGTGTGCGACTGAGTTTCGCTAGGTTGCTCATTCTGCACTTACAGATGCACTTACGAGCATGCGAGCCAAGCTGAGTCCCCGAGTGATCGACACCGCCAAGCCGGCGGCAACCCCTTACGAGATCCACGACACCGACCTCAAGGGCTTGCTGTTGCGCGTGCAACCCTCCGGTGCGAAGTCCTACGTTGTCGTGTGGGGGCGCGGCAAGCGGCGCACCCTCGGCCGGCACCCGATCATGACGCTGGCCAGGGCCCGCACGGCAGGGCTGGCGGCGTTGGCGGAGGCTTCCCAGCATGGCGCCCCACTTGCCGTGCTCGAGGCAGCCAAGCCGCTCCCATTGACCCTTGGTGCCTATCTGACAGAGCACTACGGTCCCTGGGCTAAAGCGCATCAGAAGGCCGGCCAAGCCACGATCGATGCCATCGAAGCTTGCTTTGGCGATCTGCTGGACAAGCCGCTATCGGCCATCTGCGCGTTCGACCTGGAGCGGTTCAAAGGGCGCCGGCTGAAGGCTGGCATCAAGCCCTCCACGGTCAACCGAGACCTGTCACGCATTCGCGGCGCACTTTCCCGGGCGGTGGACTGGGGCATGCTTGGTGAGCACCCCATGCGCACGGTAAAGGCGGCCAAGGGCGCCGACGACAGTCGGGTACGCTACCTGTCGCCGGATGAGGAGAAGGCCCTCAGGCGCGCGCTGCAGGCGCGAGAAGAGCAGCGCCGACAGGCCCGCGCATCCGGCAATGCTTGGGCAGCGGGGCGAGGCAGGCCGGCGCGCACGTTGTGGCCGGCAGAGACCTTCACTGACTACCTGACCCCGATGGTGCTTTTGGCCATCAACACCGGCATGCGCCGCGGCGAGCTGCTGGGTCTGGCGTGGCCGGACGTGAACCTGGCGCAGAAGACCCTCACGATCACGGCAGCCAATGCCAAGAGCCGCCGGGCGCGCCATATCCCCCTCAACGCCGAAGCTCAAGACGTCCTGACGCGCTGGCGCGGCGCCCTGCCGCGCGCTGTGGGACTGGTATTCCCCGCCCCCTCCGGCAGCCGGATGGGCGACATCAACAGCAGCTGGGAGGGCCTATGCGAGGCCGCAAACCTACCCAACTTCCGGTTCCACGATCTTCGCCACAGCTTCGCCAGCCGGCTGGTGATGGCCGGCGTCGACCTCAACACGGTTAGGGAACTGCTCGGACACTCCGACATCCGAATGACGCTGCGCTACGCACACCTGGCCCCGGACAAGCTGGCAGAGGCCGTAGCGCGCCTCGGCTAGCGCTTGGCTGGCGTCACAACCTGATTTGTCGTCAGGGCACGCAGCACGTCGATGTCCTTCTGCACCCGATCGCGAAGGGCTGCCGCGTGCTTCTTGCGATTTTCGAACGGTAGCCGCTTGTCCTTAGGCGCGCCTAACGCGACCACAGCCGCAAGCTCGCTGTCGGCGTTACTGACGACCTCATTCAGCGTGGCTAGCTCATCTAACCGAGTAGCCAACATCTTCCCCTCGATCGTCGAGAAGCTGGCTTCCAGTCGTTGAACGATCTCCGCTGTTAACGAACGACCAGACCATTCCATGGCCGCCTCGACACGAGCCTTGAGTTCGGCCGGGAGCCTGATGTTGATCTGTGGGTCGGTTCTGGCCATGGCTCCATTATGCCCCAGCACGGGTGCTTGCTCTATACCAAGCACCCGTGCTAGCGTGTCCATGTAGCACCAGTGCTACACAACTAAACACATCGGAGCAGCCATGTCGGAACGTCTCAGCTACAACGTCGAGGAGGCCTTGGAAGCGACAGGGCTGAAGAGGAACGCCTTTTATCGCGCCATCTCGTCCGGCGAAGTGCAGACCTTCAAGGTTGGCAAACGTCGGATGGTATCGGCGCGCGCGCTGCAGGACTTCATTGAGCGGAAAGAGCGCCAGGCCACCGGTGGAATCGCTGCCTGAGGAGCTTCTATGCATTCCCACGGTAAAAAAACGGCCCGGGTGTATGAGACCCGAGCCGTCGAAGCCACGCCGAACCCTACCAAGGAACGACTGACCATGAACACCATCGTACACGAAGCACCCTCCGATGCAATCGGACAGGCCGCCGGCGCCGTGTCAGAAAAGCCCGCACGCCGCTGCATGCTCGACGCCCACCAGTTGGGAGGCATCCTCGAGTCGCTTCTGACCGGCTGCTATGCCCTGGCGGAGATAGACAGGGTCACCGCGGCTGTTGCCTTCGCACGCGCGCTGGGGAAGCCCGTCGAACGCGACCTCGTGCCGATCGAACCGACCGGCGACCCAGGAACCATGTGCGAAATGCTCGACGCTGCACGGACGGTTCTGATGGAGCTGCGGGCGGTGAAGGCATGAGGACGCGCCGTAATAGGCCCAAGGAGCTCGTCCGCTGCCTGACGCGCGCTGACCTCCGACGCGTGCCCAGGGAGTCGCTGCTGACCGCGCTCAAAGCGACCCAGGGCTCCCTGGCGACGATGGAAGAGCTTCTCCAGCTGGGGCCTGTGCTACCGGCGTTCTATCGCGATCGTGCTGTCCTGAGGCACAACGAGCGGCTGCTGCTGCGTCACCTGGGGAGCATCGCTGCGTGACGATCCCAACCGACAGCTGCGTACTGGCAAAGCTAGTTCTGCTGCAACAAGGGGCCTGTGACCCGCGACTGGACGGTAGCGCCAAAGGGGTGCTGGCCGTGGTTCTGGATGCTTGCTGGCGGGAGGCACGATGCTTCATCGGACCAACGGCAATAGCGAACATCGTAGGGATCAATGAGCGAACGGCGCGGCGCGCGCTGGAGAGCCTACAGAAAGCCGGCTACCTGGCCGGGCAGAAGCGCAACGCTCGCTCCTCGTGGTGGCAACCGAACTTCGTCTTCGCAGAGAAGACCGGTTGCCTGGTGACCCGACATCCAGACGGATCAACAACGCTCAATAGACCCGAAAATAGCGGACACACAGACCCGCTTGAAGCGGACTTTCAAGTCCGAGTAGATGACGAAGTTCGAGGGGAACCGGGTCTGCGTGTCCGGCATAGCGGACATGCAGCGCAGGAGAAGCGGACACGTGGACCCGGATTAGCGGGTCTGGATGTCCAGAGAAACCGTTCTGTTAAGAAGACCGTTTCTAAAACCATTACCAACGCGCACGAGCGCGCGCTGGATGACCTGTTCAACGAGTTCTGGAAGGCGTACCCACGTAAGGTAGCCAGGGGCGCAGCCTGGAAGGCCTTTGCCAAGCGAAAGCCAGATCGCGCGATGCTGGCCAAGTTCCTGGCCGCCATCGAAGAACAGCGCCGCAGCGAGGGGTGGCAGCGCGATGGCGGCAGATACATCCCCCACCCTGCAACTTGGCTAAATGACGAGCGCTGGGCCGATGAGTTGCCCAGGGTGGTGAATGCCGCTGACCGCTTCAAGCTCCCTCGCGAGCAGGATCCCGATGCCATCAATGCGGCTACCGCACGCCGCTTAGGAATCAAATCATGATCGTGCACGACTGTCCCCGTCACGGCCCCTATGGGCACTCTGAAAGCGACGCGAAAGCCTTCCTGGAAATGGGTGTCCCGCATATAAAACCCTATTGCAAAGGTTGCCAAGAAGATCTAGATCGCGCCATCCGCGCGGCCGAAGATGCCTTCAAGTCTGAGAATTTGATCTGGAATGCTTGGTGCAAGGCCGGGATACCCACGCGATATCTCAATCGCACTGTGGCCAACTGGTTGCCGACCCAGCAACAACGGGCGGCAAAAAACATCGTGCAGGCCTGGCTCAATAGTATTGAGGAACACCTCAGCAACGGGACAGGGCTCCTCCTACAGGGTGCGCCAGGCGTAGGTAAGACCCATCTACTCTGCGGGCTGTGCGCCGGTCTGATCCGGATGGGTGTCACCGCCCGCCGTGCGAATTGGCCGGACGTATGGGCCATGTTCTGCCCGCCGTTTGCCGATGATCGAGAAGAGAAGTTCGCTGCGTTGGCCAGTGTCGACGTGCTGGCGTTGGACGAGATCGGCCTCGCTGCCTCGTCGGATAAGGAGCAGGCACGGTTGTTCGACCTTATCGACAAGCGCTACCGCCGACGCCTCCCCACGCTGATCGCCACCAACTTGACCACGGACACGCTGAAAAGCCTCGGCGAGCGAACAGCCGACCGGCTGCGGGAAATGTGCTTCTTGATCGCGATTCCAGGAGAGAGCTATCGCAGCAAGGCGGCAGAGAATCCGATCAAGGATCCGGAGCCCTTCCAGCGCCCGAGGCGGCCCGTGGTGGTAAGCCTTGTCGCCGTTGGCGGTGAGGACGTCGAGCGGCGCTGGGAGGCGCGCTGATGCCCAAGGCTGCGCCCAAGCACAAGCCGTTGCCGAAGCTGGCCCCGGTGCACGCCACGCCCCAGCAGGAGCGCTATGGACAGGGCCGCGGCGGCCGCCCCTGGCGCCGTCTGCGGGACGCCATCCTTCAGCGTGACGGCTTCCTCTGTCGCCCCTGCGCGGCGGTTGGGCGCGTTCGGCTGGCCACCCAGGTCGACCACATCATCGGCAAGGCCCGCGGCGGCGGCGACGACGAGAGCAACCTGCAGTCCATCTGTGATCCCTGCCATCGGGCCAAGTCCCAGACCGAGGCAAGGGGGAGAGGTGGGTAAAAAGTCGTCGAATTTCCTACACGGACACCCGTCGCTAGGTCTTTAGATGCGCCGTCAATTCGGAAATTTCATTTTTTCGAGGTACCGAAGATGAGCCAAACCTTCAAATTCGCCAGTTCGGTCTGGCCCACCAGGGGCGATCGGGTCTGGCTGGCGCAGCAGCCCCTGGAAATCCTCCAGGCGTGCCTGACCGCCCAGCACCGCGCGGTCAACGCCCTCAGAAAACGCCTCGACACAGGCCTCGACCAGCCCTCCCCCATGGCGGTCAAGGAAGAGCTCGAGCTTCGCGCGCTGCTCATCACTGAAATCGAGGCGCAGATGATGCTGAGCAGGCAGCAGCCGTGAAGTGCGGAACCTGCGGCTCGCATGTCAGAGCCGCAGCCAATGGGCGTCCCCGCCGATACTGCAGCAACCGCTGCCGACAGAAAGCACACCGAATCCGACAAGGAGCACCAACCATGAGCATCAACCAGAAGTCCCGTGATGTAGTGCTCAGCGCCCAGCAGCTGCTTGGCGACCTGATGCAGGACGTGCAGTCGCGCGACCCGGAAATGGCTCAGGCCGTGGCCTTTGCCGTCAACAACGGTGAGCGCTTCGAGCTGTCCGTCCTCTTCGATCTGCCGAAACCGCGGATTACGGTCGCTTGCGTGAACGGTCAGGGGGAACGGAAGACGGTATCGACGGTGAAGCTCGAGACGCCGGCCGCTCACTGAGTGTTACGAAACTATTGTCGGTCGCTTCGATGAGTCGGACCATGGCCATGCGATGTATCGGCGGGAGCTGAGCATCGCCACCAATCTCGAAGCAGTGTCCGGGGGATCCGGGCCGCGTAGAGCCAGACCGAAGGCTTAGAGCGCAGAGCGCTCCCCCGCGAACTCAGGAGACACCCATGTTCCGAAAGACTGCAATGGCCGGCGCAATCGAGCACGGTCGCAAGAATGGCCGCAATGGCGACAGTGACGTGGAAGCCACGACGATAGCGGAGCTGGAGCGCATCGCTGGCCGGGTGAAGCATTACGTCACCGAGAACGAACGCAAGACGAACGCGGCGCTGGAGCGCCTTCAGGACCTCGAGCAAAGGGTCGCTGATGGGGGCCTGGGCGACGGAAACTACGTTCCCAGCAACCACGCCCTCGATCTCAAGGCGATCACGGATGACGACAGCTTCAAGGCTTTCGCCGAGAAGTCGATCGACAAAACCTCCCATATCCGCCTGACGACCAGCGTCAAGGCGCTGATCAACGACCCTGGCTCGCCCGACTCCGCCAATGGCACCATGCCGGCGAACCCGCAGCGCATCCCGGGCTACCACGGCTACGTCCTCCGCCCCCTGCGCCTGATTGACCTGCTGCCCTCTGTGCCGCAGGAAACCAACACCTTCGAATACGTCCGCCTGGGCTTCACCGGTGACGCGGAAGTCCAGGACGGCGAAGGAGCCGAGAAGGCCGAAATGGACTTCGAAGGCACCCTGGTGCAGGACAAGGTCGCGACGATTGCCGTCCACACCACCGCGTCTTCGCAGGTGCTGGATGATGAGGCGCAGTTGCAGAACACCCTGCAGAACATCATGTCGCAGAAGGTGCGCTCGCGCATTGAGCAACAGCTGACGGTCGGTTCTGGCACGGGCATCAACCTCGAAGGCCTGTACACCTCCGCCACGCCGATCAACACGCTGATGAACCCGGTACCTGATCGCATAGGCGAAGCCATCACTGCGATGGAAACGGCCGGCTACAGCGTCAACGTGATCCTGATGAACCCGGCCGACTGGCTGGAAATCGCGGTCATGAAGGATGAGGAAGGCCGATATCTGTATGGCAACCCGGCTTCGCCTGCAGCTCCCAGCCTCTGGAACCGCCCGGTGGTGACGATTCCGGACCTGCCGCGTGGTACCGCACTGGTGGGCGACACCAGCAAGGTCGAGATCCGTGACCGGATGTCACCGACGGTGTTCATCAGCCGCGACCACAAGGACTACCGCACCCGCAACCTGGTGCTGATCCTGGTCGAGGCGCGCATCGGCCTGGCCATCCTCGACGCACTGGCGTTCCGCCGCGTGGACTTGGGCCCCTCAACGAAGTAGTTCAGCCGGGGTAGCCCGGCCGGTCCGGCTGATCCTCTATTAGCCGGCCGGGGCGATTGGCGTTGATCGCGGAAGAACAACGCATGCCAGCCCGCGGGCGGTGAGACTCCCCATCGCTGATCCCCCGATGCTCTCGCCCGCGGCGCTGGCCCTTCCATAGGAGTTGGGCCATGGCCGCAGGTTCCATCGTCATCGACCTGTTGATGAAGACAGGTTCATTCGTCACAGACACTGACCGCGCCTCGAAGCGGCTGAAGCAGTTCCAGAAGGAAGCCAAAGAGGCCGGAACCGCGATTGGCGCTGCGGTGGCTGCGGGAATCACCGCCACGGCCGTCCTGCTCAAGAGTTCCATCGACACGATGGACGACATCAGCAAGGCCGCCCAGCGCGCCGGCACGACGACGGAGGAGTTCTCCAAGCTCGCGTACGGGGCGGGCCTGGCCGACGTGGCTGTGACCGACCTGCAGACCTCCCTGGGGCGACTGACGAAGGCCCAGGCCGAAGCGCTGGACCCAGCCACCCAGCAGGCCAAGGTGTTCAAGGCGCTTGGGATCGAGGTCACCGACGCGGCCGGCAACCTGCGCAGCTCCACGGACGTTTTCAAGGACTTCGCCGACGTCTTCGAAGAGCAAAAGGGCTCGCCCGAGATCATCGCGGCAGGCCTGAATATCTTCGGTCGCAGCTTCCAGAACCTCATCCCGTTGTTGAAGGACGGTTCGGCGGGCCTGAAGGACGCCGCGGCCGAGGCGCAGGCGTTCGGCCAGGTGATCAGCACCGAAGCGGGCGCCAACGCCGAGGAGTTCAACGACAACCTCAGCCGCATGAAGCTGTTCGTCACCGGTGTGGCCAACGCCGTGGCAGCCGACTTGCTGCCCGACCTGGTGGGGTTGCAGGACGGGTTCCTGGACGGTGCCCGCGACGGCGACAAGCTCCATCAGATCGCCGAAGACGTCGCCAATGTCTTCCGTGTGCTGGCCGGTGCAATCGAGCTGGCAATGATCCCGATTCGTCGCATCGACAACGTCATACAGGGCACGACGGCCGGTTTGCAGGGGCTGATGGAGGCAGCCAAGGGCGTCATCGGTTTGAACTGGGATCAGGTGACGCGCGGGCTGTCTCTCAGTGTGGACGCCGCATTGCTGGCACAGTTTGGCGACCCATTGGAGAACGAAAAAGGCTCCAAGAAACCAAGGAAGAGAATCGTCTCGCCGGGTGAATTGACTGATCCGCAGGCTGCTGCTGACCAGAAAGCCGCCGATGCACTCCGCGCCCAGGCGGAGCGGGCCAAGCGCATCCGGGAGCTTGCGTTCGGGCCGGAGGAAAAAGCCGAGAAATCTAAGCCGGCGGGAAAATCTGAGGCCGAGAAGGAAGCCGACCGATTGGCGGACGCCTACAAGGGAGTCAACGACCAGCTTGAAGAGCAGATCGCACTGAATGGCAATACCAGCGCTGCCGCGAAGCTGGCATTCGATCTCCAGACCGGCGAGCTCTCCAAACTAAGCGCAGCCGAGAAGGAGCATCTCACGGTCCTACAAAGCAAGGCCGATCTGCAGGAGCTTGAGCGTGCTGCGCTCCAGAGAGTGAATGAGGAGTCTGAAAACTACGCGCGCGCTGTGCAGGAACAGGAGAACGCGTTCAAGGCGCACGCCGCCGATCTGCAGTTCGAGATTGATCTGCTCTCTATGAGCAACAAGGAACGTAACCGGGAGGTTGAGCTTCGTTACCTTGCTGCCGATGCCACCGACAAGCAGCGCGAGGAGATCGCCAAGCTGGCAGATGAGCGCTACGAAGACACCCTTGCGATGCAGAAGAGCATTGCGCTGCAGGACGATTTCCGCGATGGGTTCGGTGAGGCATTCTCCGAAATCATCACCGGTTCGAAGAGCGCCAAGGATGCGTTGTTGGACTTCCTGGACTCCATCAACCAGCGCCTCGCACAGCGGATCGGCAGCAACATCGCGGACTCCCTATTCGGTGAACAAGGCCAGACCGGGGGCGGTAGCTATGGCGGCATCCTTTCCGAGGTGGCCGGCTGGTTCGGCGGAGTCAAAGCCACTGGCGGTGACGTTCTCGACGGCCGATCCTACCTTGTGGGTGAGGAAGGCCCCGAACTGTTCACGCCGCGCACTGCCGGCAGAATCCTTCCGGCAGACGTCACTGCCGCCCAACGCGGAATGGGAACGGCTGATCGGCCACTCGTGATCACCAACAACATGACGATCCAAGGAAAGGTGGATCGGCGCAGCGCTCAGCAGGTTGCACGGGAGACGGCACTCTACGCCAGGATGGCAATAGCCAGAAACGGATAGGCGAACGGGTTACAGTTTGCGCATGGACACCGATCGTGAAGCCCAGTTCGTCTCGGCCCTGACGTCGCTCGCTGCCCGGGTCGACGCGCTCACCTGGGTGGCAGGCAGCCTGCTGCAGTCCCACCCCAATCCAGGGGCGGTGTTATCCGCATGGCGCGCTCGCCAGGCCGATGCTGCAGATAGTGGGTTTGAGATCGATGCCCCGGAGTACCGGGAGAAGTTCCTGCAAGAGCTGCAGCTGTGGACGGGTACGATCGAGGCAGAAGCCCGCCGCCGGAGATAGGGGATGGACCGGGCCACCGCGACCGCCTTGATCGATCAGCTGTGCAGGGACCTGCCGCGCGGGGATACCCCGGCGGGCGAAGAGTTCGACTATGGATGGTTTCGGGAGCGGGTCACGACGATCTCAGAGCGCTGTCGCCCCGCCGATGGCATCTACATCTGGCAGTACGCTCTCTGGCACCTCGATGCAGCCGGACTGCTGCCTGATGACATCACCCCGAGGTCCCGGGCCTGATCCCGGCCAGTGCGAACCCACCTGCGCAATGGTGCGCACTTACAGTGCACTTACGAAAAAAGCCGACCCCTCGGCCGGCTTTTATTTCCCATCATTTCCGCTGACGCATCAGGTACTTAGATGGTGGGCGGTACAGGGTTCGAACCTGTGACCCCTACCATGTCAAGGTCAGAGGAGTCCAGTGGGAACAACAGCTTAGCCGTTCGCAAGGGCTCAGTTGATCCCACGGAAAAGGGGTAGAAATCATCGCGTCGTGCTAGTTGCGTGCTAGCTCCATTTGGCCCGCCACGGCATCGCTATGTCCGTCGATTCACGCCTACCCGCGCCCTCGGGCGCTCTCGGAGGATGTGAATGAAGCGGATTCTTGCCTTTGCACTACTGCTGTTTGCTCTGCCCGCCTGCAGCCAGACCGTGTCCAATGGATGGACCAAGCGCTTTGACTTCCCGCTGCAGACCTACAACGGCTATACCGCCCGACCACAGGCGATCGAGGCCATCAGCTCCGACGAGCTGCTGATCACCGCACACTACGGCGACTCGATCTCCAAAGCCTTCAAGGTCACCACGGCCGGCGTGGTGGAAGGGTCGTTCACCTTCCCTGCCATCTACAAGCATGTGGCTGCCATTTCCCGGCGCGGGGATGGCACCTGGTGGGCGGCCGAGTACCTCACCGGTAAGCTGCTGGAGATCGATCTCGACGCGAGTCTGGCCAGCGGCACAGCGGTCATCCTGGAGGCGCGGCCCTTCGGCTGGGCCTCTACCTGCTGCGCCATGGAATGGGCACCGGTGCCCGGCGGCGAGGCGCTGTTGATGGCCGAGTACCGGACGTCGGGTACGCCGGTCATGACCATTCTGCACAACGAGACAGGACGAAGCCTGGCCGTCAGCTACCGCATCCAGGGCATCGTCTACCGCGACGGACTCCTTTATATAGCGTCCAACGTGGTCACTGGCCAGACGCCCCAGGTGGGCACGGTGCAGGTGATCGACTTCGACACCTATGCGGCTCTGGGCGCGCGCTCCGACGACTGGCAGACCTACGTGGTCGACCAGTTTCCGGCGCCGAGCAATTATCCGGAGGATCTGACCTTCACCCCCGACGGGACGCTCTGGACAATGACCGAGGGCAACACCGCGACCGGCACGGTCGGGTGGTTGGCGGTCTGGTCCCGCTAAGCCGGACGTATCGCCAAGGTGGCCGCCGCCCAACGAGTGGTGGCGGCCATCGTAAAGGCGCCTGGATCCAGCGTGCCGGCGGTGGAGACGGTTGAGCACGAGATCACCCGGCAGTTCGTTGTGCCGCCGGAGGTCGTGGTGACTTGGTTGTCGGGCAGCGACCACACCGTTGGCGCGGCGGCGCCGTTGCTACCGAAGCACGCGAAGAACAGGACGTTGAGCCCGCTCCACACGGTAGAGCGGCTGGGCGGGTCAGGATTGAAGCCAGAGCCCGAGTCGGCGGCAAAGGTTGCCACAGGTGTCCCGCTCCATGTTCCTGCCTGGATCTGGACGACCTGCGCGTCTACGCTGTCCATGCCAAGAGGGGTTGCGAAATCGACAGTCGTACCTCCCTCGGTGCCTGTGGCCGTCTTCCGGAAAATGTGGAACTGAGTGGTTGAAGCGCCGGTGAGCATCTTCCCAATGAGGGTGAAGCCAGCGGCGGTTGGCTCCATGGTCGTTGAGCCGCCCGGAGAATACCGGGTGGTAATCAGCACAATGAGTAGATCCCCTGCACTGACCACTGCGGGCATCTGCACAGGGTGAGATGCTGAAATCGTCGAAAACCCGGTGTGCGTGTTGCTCAGCACAACGGGCGCTGATGACGGGGCAGCCGAAAGCAGCAGCATCCCATGATGGCCCCGAGTGCTCATGCGAACGCCTTGGCCAGAGTGGCATCCCACGTGGTTCCGGCATCAAACGTGGTGATCGCCAGCACGTCCACGGCGCCCGAGGCGGTCGATACGACACCCGCAGCGCCGCCGGCCCACTTGAAGCTCGCCGGCCACGCCACGGTGCGCGGGGTGCTGTCCTGGGTAATCCGAACCATCAATGAGGCGCCGTGGCCGGAGGCCGGCAAGTTGCTGAAGGTGAAGCCCGACACGTTGCCGGCCAGGTCCAGCGTGAAGTAGTCGCCCAGCGAGCAATCGATGCCAACGGAGCCGCTCGTGGCCAAGGCCGAGACGGTGCTGCGGTCAGCGGCGCCGCCGGCGGATATCGCAGTCCAGGCGCTGCCGGTCCACTGCTTCAGGGTACCGGCGACGTTGACGACCATGCCGGTCACCGGTGCGAAAGCGCTCCAGGTTCCGCCGCGATAGATGGCCAGCGAACCCGGGGTGAAGGTGGACCACTGCGCGCCCGTGTGTGTGGCGGCGATGATGTAGACCTGGCCATCGGTGGGGCTGCCGGGCTGGGCCGTTGTGCTGTCGCTGACGACGCCGCGCAGGTAGGCCTCCAGCCGCAATGAGTTGTCATTGGCCGGGATGCTGTTCTGGTTGGTGTTCGCGGCCCATGGCGCCAGCGGGAAGGTGCTGGTGTCGCTCATTCGAATTCCTCAGAGATGGTGGGGCCTGCGCCCGTGATGCGGTTGAGTTGCGCGACGGTCGCTGTTATCGGCGTCGACCATCCGGTCACATCGAACTCCACGGCGTCGGCCGGGCTGTCCACCGCCAGGCTGTTCGCGCCGTCCGTAGCCGTCCAGCGATAACCGGTCCAGTTGATCGAGCGGATCGGGTTGTCCTCGGTGCCGAAGCGATGCCGCGGGATCGCAGTCAGGCTCAGTGTGTTGCTGTCGATCGCGCCGAGCAGATTGGCGCATGGGAACTCGATCTGCGACCGCGCGGTGTAGACCTCGTTGTCCACTACCGCCTGTTCGGCCGTGAGGCCGTGGGTGATCGCCCGGTGGTAGACATCCATGCCGATGGTGGAGATCGGCATCGTGGCCATCCGCACGCGGTCCAGGAAGACGACGCGCTGCCCGGCGGTATGAGCGTGGCCACCAGTGCAGAGTCGGCCGCGCTGGAGGTGGGAGAGCGCATAGCTGCCGTCGATGTCCTGGGCGGCCTCCATGTACTGCATCAGCTCCCAACTGCCGTCGCCGTTCTCAATCGCGAAAGCCCCGCCCTCGCTCAGGAATTGCTGCTCGGTCAGGCTGTCTAGCTCGTCATCTGGGCTGTCGAGCATCATATGCACGACGTTGGTCCGGTCGGGATAATGCTCGCTGGCCTGCGCCACATCGGCGAGCAGCACGCCCATGACCGTGTTGGTGCTGAACTCCGCTTCGGCCGAATAGTTGGCGCCGGCATCGGTGCTGCGCTGGACCGTCGCGCCGGGCCACACGTCGCCCGTCGGGCCTGCGGCCAGGTAGATCACCGGTGTGCCCATGTCGTGGGCGTCCGCCAGCGCCGGGATATCGAGCAGTGCCAGCTCCGACGGAAGGATGATGCTCGGCGGCGGCGGCGTTACCGGCGGCTTCGGTACGCCAGTGACGTTTGACGCATATGCGCTCTGGCGGTCCACGCGGCAGGTCAGGTTGAGCTGACCTCCGGAGATTTCCATCTGCTCGATGCGCAGTCGGCGGATGGTATCGCGCAGCGCCAGACCAACGGTATCCGCTGGCGCCAACCAGAGGAATGAGTCCGGGACCGAGAACTTCACTTCGCCCTCGGCATCGGCCCACGAGACCTTGTGGAGCTTTGCCGCCAGCTGCGCCGCCGCGTCACGACCCATGGTGATCGGAGTCTGGAAGTTGGTCTCCCCGACGACGCGAACATCGGCGCTGCTGCGGGTGCTCGTCTCCTTGGCGGGCGCGTAGTCGATCTCGGCGTCTTGGTAGTCCAGGTTGAGCTTGCGCGGGAACTCGATCGCCTGCTCGCGCGTCGCCTCTTCAGGCACATCGACCAGGTCGTCGATCGTCAGCGTGGCGACCACGGGCTTGCCGCGCAGGCGGTGGCGGATCTTGCCATCGTATTGCGGTGAGTCGAACAAGTAGGCGCTGCCGATGGACCTGATTGCTGAGGCCGCGCTGTAGTCGCCGGCCAACACCAGTCCGTCCATCATCAGGCCGGCCAGATCGGTCACATCCACTTCGCTTGCCGGCTGGTTAACGATGTCGTGGATCGCAAGCACGGCCTGGTCAACCGCAATGGGGTCGCCAGCGGCCTGGCCAATGCTGTAATTGGCCGCGATGCCAGTAAAAGCGCCAGACCCAGGCGGGGTGACATCAGTGAAGGTCTCGCCATCTGGCGTAAAGATCAGCTTGTTGAGGTAGGTGGATAGACCGCCGTCCACAATAAGGAAACCTGTACCGACGAAGGCGATAAGGACGATCGCGCCCGTAGCGGCGTACGAGCTCATCTCCCATCCGTCGCCCGTGTCGCGAAGCAACTTCCCGTCCTGCGAGCCCGCCAGCCACAGCTTTGTCGCACCCACCTGCCCGCCGCAAATGGCCTGCACCTCCTCGTCAACGCCCGGCGGCAACGCCATCGGCGTTACGGTGGCGCCATCGGTGAGGCTGATGGCCCCCTCGCCGGTCATCGTGGCACCGCAGAAGCGCACCGCGCCATCGAAGCCAAAGAAGTCCCCGCCAGCGCCGGTGCTCAGGCCAAGCAATGGGCCGGTGCTCCAGGTATCGCCCGTGTCGTTCGAGTATTTGATTCGGCCATCGGATCCGCGGGTCACCGCGAAGCCATTGGTCAGCGCCATCCCGATGTTGGTCGAGCCCGGTGATGTCCGCAGGTTGAACGACACGCCGTTATCAATCGATCGTAGGACGCCACCATCGGCCGGGATCAGAATCACGCCGTTCTCGCTCGCGCCCCGGCCGCGCTTGACCACCGTGCCGCCCGTAGTCGGCGAATGCCAAGTGAGACCCTTGTCGTCCGAGTACTTGAGCTTGGCCCCTGCTGTGGCGATTGCGTACGCGATGTAGCGGCCATCGGTACCGGACAGAAGCTGCGATAGATCTTCGGGGATAACACCGTCGGCATAGCGCGGCGCAGACCAGTCGATACCATCCGGCGAGGGGATGGCCGACCAGCGGTCCTCGGCGGGACGAAGCAGCATCAAGGCGTCGACGCTGACCACCTGGGCGCTGGTGGCGCACTCGAACTTGTAGTCCGAAATGCTGCGGCGATCGGTGATGTCCTTCTTCACGAATACGACGTAGGCACGGCCAACGTAGGCGGGCACGTTCCCCACTCCATGGATCGCTTCCAGCTCGGGATCGGGCAACTGGTCCTGGGTGCCCAGATAGATCCGCATGCCCTCGGCGAACTTCGCCGACTCTGCCACGATCGTGCTCTCGGGACGGACGTCATAGACGAGCTTGCCGTCCTCCCAGATGCGCGTAATCGCCGCCAGCGGGCCATTCCAACCGCGCCCAATGCGGATGGCGAAGGATTTGTAGAGGCGCTCGGTCTGGGTCTCGGGACCGCCCTTGCCGCCTTGGCTCACCTTCCGAACGATGTTCGGGCCCTGGTCGATGATGTTGCCCGCGCAGCAGCAGGTGCCGAACAGGATCGGCTGATATACGCCCTCCGAGGACGTCTGCTGGGCTACGTCCCCAATTGCCGGACCCTTGATGACCTGCGGGTCCACTGCGTTTCCAACGATGCTGCCGATGGCGTAGCCAAGCTGCGGGGCACCGAAGTAGGCGCCGATGATCGCGCCGGCAATGGGTAGTACCTGGCGAGCCATTAGGCAGCCCTCCGGAAGACGTGGGTGATGCGCTGGGTCATGTCTTCGGAGAGGCCCTGTTCAAGCACGCGGCCGTAGTGGCCGTCGGCGTGGATGATGGAAAAGTGGCCCAGGGGATGGCGGCCGACGATCGCCAAGTGGTGCGGCTGCACCTCGAACCGCATGACAATCACATCACCCGGCTGCAGCTCGACCGGGCGCACGGGCGCTGCCGCGACGGAGTCGCCAAGGGCGCTGCGGACGTGCGCCACCAGCCCATCGTTGTGCGGCTCCGCGCCGTACTTGAGGAAGTCCGGCAGCGTCACGCCAAGATCCCGGAACGCCAGCACCACCAGTCCCGCGCAATCCACGCCGCGGCGACTGCGCCCCCGATGTCGAAACGGCACGCCGATGTAGCGGCGCGCGGCGTCAGGCAGCGAGGTCGTCATAGGGGATATTCGAAGAGCCGCCGGAACCGGGGCTGCTGGTGGCGCCAGGCGTGGCGTTGCGGACTGCGTCACCGATCGGGATGTCGGGCTCGCCGTTGAAGTGCTGGGTCCATTGTGGACCCCACCAGCGCTTGCAACCGTGCTCATCGTCGCGGGCGATTTTGTTGCAGCCCTCGCGGATCTCGAACTCGTCGCCGATCTCGATCGGGAAGCCCGTCGGAAACGCGAGATCTACCCGGCCGGCGGCGGTGTTCCACTCGACCTCGCTCTCACGGCCTGCGTTCGCGCCGGCGGTCCAGTGCACCATTCCGAGCTTGTAGACACCGTCCGCGGCGCCGCCAGGGAACGGCAGCGAAGAGTCGGTGAACGAGTAGCCAGGTTCCAGGCCCACGGCAGTGACCGTGCCGGCCTGCCAGAGCGCGTTGATGTCGAAGCCGCACGGTTGCAGCTCCTCCACCGCGCCGCCACAGGTGCCCTTGGCCTGGCTGCCGAACGTATTGCGGCAGGCGATGGAGTCGCGTGCGCAGACCGATTGCTTCAGCTTCTGCTGCAGGCCGAGCAGCTCGTTAACGTAGCTCAGGCCGTCGTCCAGCGTCTTGACCTGACCAATCGTCCCCGAATGGATCAGGACGTGACCCTGCGACGTGTCATCGTAGTTGCCGAGCATCAGGCTGAAGGTGGCGTAGTCGTAGACGCCGGCGCGGATGTCGGCCTCGCTCACCGGGATGTCGAACTCCGGCAACAGGCTCGGCGTCTCGGTGTTGTCGACGTCCAGGCCCGGCGAGGCAACGACGGATGCCGGCTGCATGCCGATCGCCGCCACGTAGGTCAGTTCGCCGGTGCCGTCGTCATAGACCACATCGCGGTCCAGGTCCGTGATGCCGTAGGCCGGGAAAGACGGATCTACCGGCGTGATCTTGAGGAGGTAGCACGTGGTGAGCATCGTTCCCTGCAGGTGCGTCTGCAGGTCTACGGGGATTTGGCGGCCCATCAGGCGAAGTCCTCGACCAGGCGCACGGTGCACTCGCGGACCTTCTCGGACGCCGCTGTGAACGGATTGAAGTCTTCGGCGAAGCGCACCCGGACGTCGAACTGGCCGGTCCAACGAAGGGCCTTCACCGGCCAGGGCGACGTCGGCGTAGCCAGCCCGGTGAGCGGGTTGACGGTCGCCGGCACGACGACGCCATCGGAGTCGCGGATCACGGCATTGAGCGGCAGCGTGATCGGCCGCGTCAGCACGCTGGAGCCGAACTGATAGTTGCGAACCAGCTGCTTGGGCGTGCTGGTGCCGTCGCCGTTCCCGATGGGCTCGTCCGTGGCGACCCAGTCGTTCCAATCACGGAACCGGAACGCGGCGAAGGCGCCACCGGCCGCCATGAAGGCATTGAGAAGCTGCGCCTTCTCCTGGTCGCTGAAGGTGGCATAGTCCGCGGTGAACTCATGGTGCGGAAGCGACCAGCTCTTGCGTCGCCGGTTGCGACCGTTCGCCCTGTCGACCACGAGCGTGTTCCAGCGCGGGCCGCCGACGAAACCGTATCGGTAGCGGTCATTGAGTCGCGTATCGATGAAGGCCATCAGGACCTCCGCGCCGTTGCGCGGCGCATCTCGCGCTCGGTCTGCACTGCGATCTGGTTCGCCGTCTTCGAAGTTGCCAGGCCCTGCACGGTGACGTACTGGTTGACCGACAAACTGCCGCCACCGCCCATAGCGCCATTGGCATGCACGTAGCCGTCGCGCCCGGGCACCATGAACATGCGGCCGCCGGACTCGAACACCTCGGGGCCACGCTCGCCGACCTCATACAAGCGCCGGCCGGACACGGGGCCGCCATTCGCGCGGCCGCCGCCGAAGATCGAACCGATCAGGCTGCCCCAGTTGAAGCCGCCGCCCGCGCCGCCCTGCTGGCCGGTGCTGCCGCCGCCGAAGCCCTCGATGAGCTGCTTGACGAGCTGCTGGCTGAAGAAGCGCGCCAGCTGCGCGTTGATGTCGTCGAGGAAGCCCTTCCAGTCCAGCTTGCCGCTGGTGAAGAAGCCCTCGAAGGCGCTCTGCAGCGAGCCGATGATGCCGTCCACGGCGTCAGCTGTCCGGCTGGCGACGTCGCTGGCGTACGTGACGTAGTCCTGCAGCCCGCGCTTCAGGCCGTTGACCCAATTGCCCTGGATGTCGTCGCGCTTGGCGTAGAAGTCCTCGTCGATCTGCAGCATGCGGTCTCGCGACTGCTGCAGCGCCGCTTCCTGCTTCTTCCAGCTGTCGCTGTCCTCGGCCACACCGCGGTCACGCAGCGCCCGCAGGCCGTCTTCGTACTCGCGCTCGACGTCGAGCCGGCGGCGCGCGCGCTCCGCGGCATCGCTGCCCTGCGTGAGGCCAGCCAGTTCCGCCTCGCCGGAGCGGCGTCGGTTGTTCTCTGCGGCGTCCAGTTGGGCAGTCAGGCGGAGCATGTCCTCCTTGAGCCGGCGTTGAGCTTCGGCGGACACGTTCTGCGCGTCGGTGACCTTCAGCTGCTCCAGGGCCGCGGCGATCTCTTCGCGCTGCCCCTTCTTGACCTTGTCGCCCAGGCTCGACAGCTGCTCCAGGATTCGCACGCGCAGGCGCTGCGACTGGGTCAGCCCTTCCTCGCTCGACGCCTGCTCCTCGTTGAGCGCGATCTGCTGCCGGATCGACTGGATCAGTGGCGCGCCGTAGTCAGTCTTCGAGCCGCTGCGCTCTGCCTTGCGCGCGTAGCTGGCCTCGATCTGCGCGATGCGCTTCGTGGCATCACCCTGGCTGATGATGCCCTTCGTGACGAGCGCATTGACCTCGGCGATGTCGCTGAGCTTCTTCGCTTTCTCGTCGAGATAGCGGAACTCGTCGCGCTGGAAGTCGGCCAGCGCCTTCTTACGGTCCTCGTTGGCCTTCTGCTCGGCCTTGTACTCCTCGGAGTCGACGGGCGCGTAGATGCCAGCCATGCGCACTTGCGGCGCCGCCGCTTTCGTGCCGCCCGTCTGCTGCTGTCCATACTGGTTCAGCAGGCGCAGCGCATTGAACGCGCCGTTGTTCTTGATCGCGTAGCCCAGCATGGTGGACAGGCCGCCGCCGCCAAGCTGCTGCTTGGCGGCCTTGTCCAACAGACCGACGTAGGTCTGCACCTCGGCCCACGCGCCGGCGATCTCGTTCTTGACCGTCGCCCACAGCTGCCCCATCTCGCTCAGGTTGCCGCGCGCCAGCCGGGTCGAGTCGTTGAGCGCAGCCGTTCCGATCTTAATTGCCTCGGTGACGGCCTCCTGCTGCCTTCCTTCCTCCTGCAGCGCTCGTACGCGATCGAGCTGCTCACGCGTAAGGAATCCCTCCGCCTCCTTCAGGTTCAGCAGACCCTGAAGGGGATCCTTGCTTAGGGATTCGAATTTTGCCGCGACGCTATCGATCGAGGCGCCGGACACGGCAGCCCACTCAGCGGTCGCTCGCGCCACTGCATTCAGCTGATCGCCCGCAACCTTGCCGCCTGCAACCAGGCGGTTCACCGCCTCGCTGGCCTCGCCGATAGTTGCATTGCCGGCGCGATCGATGGACCGCGCCATGTCCTGCAATTGGTCCGCAGTCAAACCTATGGCGTTATGGGTCCGCGCCAGCGAGATATTGAACTCGTCGAGCTGGTCCTGCTGCTGCTTCCACGCCAGGCCGAGAGTTGCAACCGCAGCGGCGGTCACGGTAATCGGATTCACCAGGCCGAGGATGTAGCCGGCAGAGGCGCGCAGCGCGGGACCGACGCCACCGAACACGTCTTTGAGCTGGCCACCCTGCTGGAGCAGCACCTGGAGCGGTCGTTGACCGGACTGCAGGCCAACGAAGATGTCCGTGAACTGCGCAGGCAATTGCCGCTGCGCCTGGATGAGCTGCTTGGCGGACAGGCCAGCGGCGGCATATCCGCTAGCGGTCTGCCGAAGGGCGTCCGCGGACTTCCTGGCGCCTTCCGCTTCGAGCACCCGCTGTCCGCGGTCGGTGTTTAGCAGGGCGGCCAGGCGTTCGCGGCGGGCAATGCTGTCCGAAAGCGCTTTGCCGGTCAGCTCTTCGCTCGCGACCACCTTCTTCGACGCGGCCGCGACCTTTTCTGCCGCCTTCTCGCTACTGGTGCCCAGCTTGTCGAGCTGGGTAGAGGCCTGCGCCACGCCGTCGGTCGTGACCTTTATGCCGAGGCTGGCAATGTCAGTCATTCTGCTTCCTCATCAGGTCCAGGGCACGCCCCTCCAGCACACGGAGGTCGTCGAAAAGGTCGCGCCGCTCGTTCGGCGGCATGTCCATCAGGTCGAGCACGGCGGGCAGTGCCGTGTAGTCCAGGCCAGTGGCGCCGGCAAAGCCGACGCGCCACTGGGTTTCCATCGCGATGAAGGCGTTGACGGCCGGCAGCGTGTCCGGCCACACCTCGAACTCGTCAGCCAATTCGGGGAAGTCGTCAGGGGTCAATCCGAACAGCGCCAGCTCTGCGGCCGACTGCTTGCTGGCGGTGTCGCTGTAGAGCGCGTCCACCGCCCCGATCAGTTTCCCCGGCGCGCTCCGAACGACTCGCGCAGGTAGGTATTGCTCAGTTCCGATCCGGCGCCGGGATATGCATCGAGCAGGCGCGCGATGTTCTCGTCGGTGAACGGGTCGTCGAGATCCCAGCCGGCCACGAATGCCTTGAATGTCTGGACCTCATCGGCGTTTTCCGGCAGATCGGCCAGCGACTGCACGTACTCGCGCAGTTCGCTGCGGGTGCGGTACTTGAAGGTGAACTCGACGGGCGCGGGCGCGGCCCCCGGAACGGGGACCAGCACCTTTGCCTTGAACGTCGGCTCGGGGTTGAGCTTGAGCTTCGCCACCTGTCACCTCAGTTCGCGTAGCGGACGGGGTCACCCATCAACGACAGCGTGACCTGCACGGTCATCGCCTGGTTGACGGTCAACGACGGGATCAGGCCCAGCGAGATGTAGGCCTTGTAGAGCAGCTTCTGGCCGTTGCTGAGCGTGACCAGCACCGCACGCGGCTCGCGGTCGTCGTTGGCCAGCTTCGCCAGCTGGTAGCCCGGCAGCGCCGGGTCATCGGCGATCTGGAAGGTGATGCCGGCGGCCGACTTCGTGGTCGGGATGCGGATCTCGCGATCGCCTTCCAGGAACTGGCCGGTCCAGAACTGCTGCTCGCCGCCTTCGGAGGTCGAGTCCAGGATCTGCGCGAGCTGGGTCCAGCCGGTGACCTCGCGCGCGGTGCCCGTACCGCCGCCGGCCGGGAACAGCGTGGTCGAGCTGGTGTCGATACCTTCGAGCTCGAAGTTGCCGGTGGCGGCGTCGTCGACGCGGACGATGCGGTCGGTCAGGCGCGCCCAGCCCGAGACGATGTCGATGTAGCCGCCGTCAGTGAAGCCGTGCGCGGCGCTGGTGGCCACGCCCGGGTTGGCGTTGGAGATGGCGGTGATGGTCTTCGGCGAGCCATAGCCGGAAGCGATGGCGACGGTGGAGCCGTTGGGGAGGCTGACAGCCATTGCGGTTTCCTCAAGTCAGGGACGCCCGGCGAGCGGGCACAAAAAAGGCCCCTCTCGGGGCCGGGCATCTGCGCTTGCGCGCGGGTCAGATCACGTCGGCTCGGTACTCGAAGGAGACCGGCACGACGTAGGTGTTTTCGTCCTGGGCGCCCGGGACTGCGCTGGGCGGGGTGATCACTTGCACGGTCACTGCGCCGCTGGTGTAGCGGCCGTTCACTGGGAACAGGGAATTCAATTCGGCGGCGATGCTCAGCGCAGGACCGCTGCCACCGCCGATGGGGCGCACGATCGAGACCTGGTAGACGCCGCGGTAGGTGCGCAGCGCGCCAGCCAGGTCTTCGGCCGTGGTCTTCGCCGGCAGCAGATACGACCGCAGGTACGTCTCGCCCTGCGTCGGAGTGAAAGCCACATTCTGGTAGGCCACGCGCAGCGGAGTGCTGCGCCCGGCAGCCCAGGTCGCCAGTCGGCTTTCCAGGATCGAGCGGCAGGCTTCGGTGCTCACTTGGGCAGCTCCGCGACGGCCTTCTGCACGAAGGTCTGGACTTCCGCTACGGTCACTCGGACCATGCCGGCCGGCGCCTGCAGGTGGCTATGGCCGTATTCGATCGGGACGGCATATGGAAGGCTGTTCGTGATGTAGACGCCCTGCGTGGCGTCGGACGAATTGATGGTTGCCGCGCCGCGATTGATCGTTGCATCGCCAGCCTTATCGACGGCTGTCGTGGTCGCCCGGTTCTGCACGCCGATGGACACGAACCAGTTGGCCCGAAGCCGGCCGCCGACATAGCCTTCCGGGGCGATAACGTCCATTCCGTCGTTCAACTTTCTCCCTGGCTTCAGCCGACCGCGTTTGTCGGTGTTGGCGGGGTCGTCTCGAAGGCTGGAATTCCAATCCGCCACTGCCGCGTTGTACGCGACCGCCGTCCGGTTGATTGCCCACAGGTCAGGATTGCCAACCGGCGTGCGAAGGACGATGTTCGTCAGCATGTCAGTCGTGATCTTGCGTACCACGTCGTTCGGCGCGGCTTTTGCCTTTTCGATGAAGTTCTTGATGTCGAGTCCGAACTGGCCGGCATTGGTTGCGCTAGCCACGGATCTGCGCCTCGAACAGTACCGGCACGCCAGCTGGCGACACCGGCTTGACCGACACCACTTGATAGTTTCGACCCTGCCATTCGAAAGTATCGCCCTGCTTCGGCTCTACCGCCGGCATCAGGTAGACCTGCTGGTCGCCCTGCAGGATCAGCGTGCCGTCGATGTATTTCTGCTCGTAGGCGAACACGGCCGCGGTCGTGGCCAGGCTCTCCACCGTCAACGGCGTCTCGCCCGTAGCCGGGTCGTACTCGCCCGTCGTGGTGCGCTTGAGCGTGGCGACCGCGCCGAAGCGCTGCAACAGGCGCGTCGCGGTCGCCGCGGTGTTGAGGTAGTTGAAGGCGGTCACAGCGGGCGAACCTCGACGCGGCCGCGTTGCACGCGCGTTATCACGTTGCCCCGCTTGCTGACACGGAAGGGGTTCGGCACCACCTTGACCACGCCGCGGCGCTCGTCTGCATACACGACCCGCTCAAGGCGAGCGCCATCTAGGAACACGGCACGCGGGCCGCGGCCATCGTGGGCGCTGTGGCGCCAGGACTTGACGCTCATGCCCGCACCACCGGAATCTGCGAGCCGCCCTTGCACAACAGGCCGGCCGCGGCGAGCGAGGCATCGACCGCCGAGTACTTCACGTACTGGCGCGCGCCGTCGGCATAGGTCACCGAGATGGGGCCGACGGTCTCCTGCTTCACCTGCGCAGACTGGTCTGCCAGCAGCACCCCGGTGGTCGCGGAGCGCACGGCCAACTCCGCGTTGGCGCGCTTCACCGCCGCCGGCACCACGTCCGAGGCGATGTTGCAGGCGTTCACGCGCGGCCAGGACAGCGCCTGCGTGCTGGTCTTCCGCTGGCCGCACCAGCGCGGTCCGTAGACCGCCTCCATGTAGTCGCAGCCGAGGCGCAGGTTCTGCTCCTTGGCTTCGGTGGTGAGTGCATCCCAGGCGGCATTGCCGCGCGCAGCGAAGTAGGAATCGGCGTCGGCGGCGGAGATGTAGGCCTCGGCGTCGGCCAGGCCAGTGCCGTCCTCGACGATGAGCGCCATTACCGCGAACCGCGCCTACGGGCGTTCTGCGCCTGGGCCGCAGCGGGCGCCTCTTCGGCCGCGACAACTTCGGCTGCCTGCTCCGCATCCGGTTCAGGCTGAGCGGCAGCCACTTCCTCCAGATCGGGCGCCTCTTCGGCCGGCGGATCATCGCTCGGCGGATCGTCAGCGACGGCCTCGATCTCGACGACCTTGCGATGCCGGAGCATGCGTGCCGCCTCGTGCCGCATCACGGTCAGCTCGTCGCCGATTTCCAGGTCGACGAGACCGATGCGGCACGGCTTGATCGTGCGCACACGAATCAGGCCATCGATGCCGCGCAATCCTTCGATCGAGCTGTGGGTTGTGTCGCTCATGAATGTCTCCTGCGGGTTGTATGCCGGCCAGACCTTCGTCAGCGGCCCACTGCCAGCGATGCGAACCGGGCAAAACACGTCCCGGCTCATCTTCTGTGCCTCTTCTACGTATCCGGTGTCGCCGCCATATCCATCGCAGCCGGCCAGGATCACGACGCACGCGCCCATAGCGAACGCTGTCCACGTCGCCACCATCCCCGACAGCACGAAGCGCGGGTTCTGCGGCCAGTGGCCGAGCCGAATGTCGGCGTAGCTGTGCGGCGAGATGATCGGCGCGTCGGTGCGCTCACGCAGCCACGCCCCCATCGGCGCCGAGCCGTGCTTGCTGTGCCGTTCGTCCATCGCCAGCACGTAGTCCGGCCGGCGCAACTGCGCGCCATGCGCGTTCGTGCTGATGTAGACGTCGGCCTCGATGCCGGCCAGGTCGGATTCCAGCGTGTCGGCGCCGCCCATCACGCAGATGCGCTTGCCCTTATGGGCCAGGATCAGCTCCCGGAAGTCACGCAGCGTCGCCGGCGCGCGCAGCGGCGGCACCCACGGCGCCCCACTGTTCCAGGGGCGCGGCTTGCCGTGGAAGCAGACGACCTTTGCGTCAGCAGGCAGGCCGCCTCGGCAGTGCACCTTGTAGCTGTAAACCGGCTCGCTGTCCTGCCAGCGCTCGGCGTCGGCCAGGAGGTCCATCAGGAACCCCTGGTCACCCAGCTTCGGCCAGCGCTGGTTCGCTGCCATGTGGCCGGCTGGATTCGCGATCCAGGCCTCCCACACGCGCGCGCGATCCTCGGCGGTCACGTACATCAGGCCCGATCCGATGATCTCCGGCTGAGTGAAATCACGCAGGACTGTGGTGCGCACCGGCCGCGCCGGCAGTTCGCGCACGACGGTGTCCAGATCGATCATCAGGACGCTGCCTTCCAGCGCCGGTCCGAACATCTCCATCTTGGCCCACCAGGTCGGCCAGTCGTGCTGCAGCGGAATGCACTGGACGCCATCGACCGGCGTATCGGTCATGCACACCAGGCCGGGCACCTGGCGCGCGAGCCACTGCACATGCTCCGGAAGGAAGTCGCCGCCGGAGCGAAGCACGCAGACAGGGGTCATTCGAACACCAGGATGGTGAGGTCGCAGTCGTAGCGCGGGTAAGGCACGGCGATCATCTCGATCGGGTCGCGCCCCACCATTGCCACGTACTCGTGCGCCTCGCGGTTGAAGACCGGCGGATTGCCAGGGCGGCGCCAGCGCCTGCCCATGATTTCGCCGATCACGATTCGGGGGTATTGCTTCGCGGCGTTGATCACGCCTGCGATCTCGTCATCCGGCACGTGCAGGAGGACGGTGTGCGCCAGCCAGGTGTCGGCCGGCTGCCACTCGGTCGAGTAGCGGTGCTGCGGATTCGCGGCGGCCGCTGCGGTCAGCGCTGCCAGGTTGATGTCGAACCCCACATATCGCTCGGGAGAGAAGGCCGGCGCAAGCCGACCGTCTCCACAGCCGAACTCGAACACCGAGCCGCGGCACGCGCGGCCCAGCGCTTCGAACAGCCCCGCCTCCGGGAACCGCTCCCCTGCAGGAGTGATATCCCGAAGACGGGTGTTGCCCCGCCAGAACTCGGCGGGTGATCCCATTACTTCGCGAAGCCCAGCGCGATGACGCCGGCGGTGTGCTTGATGCTCGTCGCCACCTTGTCCCAGTTGGCCGCGGTGGCCAGCTCGGCGTCGGTCGGCGACTTGCCACCCGAGGCGGTATCCCAGGCGTAGCCCTTCAGCGCCACGCCGAAGGTGTAGTCGGCCTGGAAGGTGGAGGCGATGCGCTTGTTGCCGTTGCTGGTCTCGACGTTGGTGATCAGGTCGCTGCCGTCGTAGACGGTCGCGGCGCCGGCCACCAGGCCCAGGACCTTGACGTCGTTGGTGACCGTCGAGGGGGTTTCGCGCAGCGCCGGGGCATCGGTGACCACCACGCGGCGGCCCAGGATGTCCACGACGGTGACGTTCGCAGCCTGGAACAGCGTCGCCTGGTTGGCCAGATTCTGGCCGATCAGGCTGTGGTACTGCGCGCCGTCCATCACGTTGGCGACGATCAGCTGCGAGTGGTCGCCGAAGAGCGCGTGGGCGCTGTTCAAATCGACGTAGGTCAGCGGACCGGTGCCGCCGTCGTAGGTGGCGGTGGCCTGGCCTTCGATGGCGCCAACCAGCGAAGCAATCGCGGTGTTGAGCTGATCCTTCAGGATCGCCTCGGCCAGGTTCTTCGAGATCACCTCGACAGCCTCACCGGTATGCTTCAGCACCCAGGTCAGCTGGGACGGCTCCCAGATGATCGGGCCGAAGCCGCCAGCGACCTTGACGCCGGTTTCCTTCAGCTGGACCAGCGGGGTCGCCGATGCGGCGTCGTTGGTGGCGTAGCGGTCGACACGGCGCTGGGCGGCATGGATGCCCTGCCAGAAAGCCTCGTGGCGGAAATCACCCTCGAAGCCTTCGGCCGTCAGGCGGATGGAGCCCGCACTGGCCGCGTTGAACTTGTCGACCATCTGCGACAGGGTTTCGATGGTGGCGGTCTGCAACTCACGGTTGAAGACCTGCATATTGCTCAGGGACATGGCTTGGATCCTTTATTCGGTGGCGGCCAGCCGTGCATTGATCACGGCCACGCGCCCCGCCTTGTCGGTGAGGTCGGGGAGCTTGTCGCCGGGGTTGGCGTTGTGCGGCGTGCCCCCGTTGGAGCCGCCGCCGTTGCTGTTGGTCGGCGCGATGAAGTGCTTGCCTTCGTCGCTGCCCGCCCATTCCGTGATGAAGTCGCCCAGCGCCTTGTCGCCGGCCTTGACCGTCCGCACGCCGCTCTCATCCGTGACCTGCAGGGCGGACCCGTGCAGTGCCTTGGCTGCCTTCAGCAACGCGGGGCTGGTCACGCCCGCCTTCGTCAGCGCCTCGGTGAGCGCGGAGTCGGCGATGGATTTGGCGTAGGCGGAATCGATGTCGGTGGCGCGCTTGTTGGCCGCGTCCAGATCCTTTTGCAGCTTGCCGGCGGCCTTGGTGGCGTCGGTGAGCTTTTCCTTCGCTTCGGACAGCTCGGCCTCAAGGGCCGCATGCTCTGCCGGATCGATGGCGGAATCCTTCTTGGCCTTCTGCAACTTGCCCAGCAGCTCGGTGTTCTTCGCCTTGAGACCTTCGGTCGCTTCGGCAACGGCTGCGGCAATGGCGGTTTTGACCTCGTCGGAGGTCAGGTCGATGTCACTCACGGTATGCCCCTTGGGCTGATTGGCGCTTTGCGCGGGAGGCGCCGGCTTGGCCGGTCGCGGAAACGAAAAAGCCCCGCACTGGGCGGGGCTTCGGAAGTGGGTAGGTGTGGCGGATCGCTATCGGTCGCGCTTCAGAATCACATTCTTGATGTAGCGGTCGCACCAATCCTGGCGGCCGATCGCCTGCCATACAGCCAGCAAGGCGAACTCCCAAAGGCGGACTAGACGCGCTCCCCTTGGGTCCATGGACCTACTCAACCACCACGCGCCGTCCCGCCATGAGGCAGACGACGCACAGCTTGTTCTTAACGTTGCCGATGCTCGCGGTGATGGTCTCGCGTCCGCCGCAGCTTGGGCAGGAGGGCCAATCTCGCGCCGATTGGCGCGTCCGCTTCCGAACCTGGCCGGCGGCCGATGTATCAGGACGGCCTTCGATTACGCGGAGATTCGGCATCTTGGAGAATCGTAGCACTCCCGAACGGCGCGTCAAGTGCCCGCCCGCGCAAGGAGCTGCGCCAGGGTGAGGAACCGCCCCTTGTCGTCGTAGAACCGATCGAAGGACACCTTGCCGGCGCGGTACAGACGCCCACGCTCGACGCCGACGATCTCGTCCTGGCGCGCTGCCGACTGCCGCGCGAACCATTCGGGATAAGTGGTCTCGGCCGGCACCTGGCCGTCCATGCTCGCGCGCGTCGCTGCCGGCGCGTCGTCGGCATCGATGCCCAGCTCGCGCCAGGACTTCGTGACCGGCACCGACACCGAGCGGCAGTTGAAGTGCAGCCGGCCCGGCCCCTGCCCCCACGGCACGGTGTGGCCGATCGGCTTGTGGGTGTCGGGCGTGTAGCGCAGGCCATCGCGCAGGCGGCATGGCGGGCTGGTGCGGCTGTCCAGGGTGGAAACCCAGCGCACCGCCTTGATCAGGTCCAGGTTCGCTTCGACCGCCAGCGTGCGCGCTGTCTGCGCCGTGTGCGACAGCGCTGTGTTGACGATCGTGCCCAGCTCGCGGCGGCTGCGCTCCAGCAGGCCATCGGCATAGCCGCGGGCGCGTGTGCCGCGAATGGTGCGCACGATCTCCGACGCGGTGCGGCCCTCGACGTAGCCAGCACGCACGGCGTTGCGGATCATTCGGCCGCGGTCCTCGGCCAGCTCGGCCATCCATCCGGACAGCAGTCGGCCCTGGAACGGGCGCGCCACCGCCGCGGCGTAGGCCTGCTCAGGGGCCACCGCGGTGACTGGGAAGGCGATCTGCACCACCGGCGGCACGACCGCGCGCAGCGCCGACGCCTGGTACTGCGTTTCGGCCGCGGCCATGCCCTGCATCGGCTCGGCCATCGCTTCGAGCACCTGCGCGTACGCCTGCGCATTTACCGTGCGCAGCGACTGCAGCAACTGCTCCAGGCGCTCGACCGTGAAGCTGTCGGGCTCCATCGTCAGCAGCGCCTCGGACAAATGCGCGGCCAGGCGAGCGTCGGATCGGTTCAGCACGGCGATCATGCGCTGCACGACCCAGGTGCTGTAGCGACGCTCATCGATCGCGTGGTCGATTGCCTCGTCCTGCAGGCGGGCGTTCGCCGATGCCATCAGGCCGCCTCGTCCTCTTCACCGGCGCCAAGCATGCCCAGCGCGGGACCATCGGCGGCGACGGTCTCGGCCTCGACCTCCGGATCCACCTCCGCCGCCAGCTCACCGCGGCGCTTCATCTCGGAGATCGCCGTGGCCTTCGAGATCAGGCCGCCCTGCTGCATCGCCATGACCAAGGTCGCGCTCGCATCGCCCAGGGTCGGCTCGCCGTACTGGTCATAAAGCTGCACGCTGCCGGCGCGGGCGGGATTGATGCTGGCGTACTGCGCGGTGAAGACCAGCGCTTGGTCGAGCGCATCTTCGAACGATTCGGCCATGCGCTGCAGGTCGGACTTGTTGCCCTCGGCATCATTGGCTGCCTCGGTCGCGCTCCGGTCACCCGGCTGCTTGACCAGCAGCTCGGCGCCGGACTGGATCATCTGGTCTTCGAGCTGCGCCAGCGACTCCTTGCCGGCGCCGATGGCTGCGCCGGTGTGCTCGACCCATTTGAGGTCGGCCTCCATCGGCAGTTTCACCGCAGTGGACGCGCCGATGACCAGTTCCGTGTCATCTTCGGCGCCGATCATCGCCAGGATCGGCACGCGCGCGGCATGCAGGATCGTGTCCTGGTCGCTCTGCGACTGCCAGTGCTTGATGTTGAGGTAGGCCACGTCCAGCAACGGCGGACCGCCGACCATGAAGGCGCGGCGCACGCCGTACAGCGGCACGAACGGGATGTCGGCCAGCGACGTGCGGCCCGACTCGAACAGCTCCCATACCATTTTCGTGCCGGTCTGACGGTAGATCGACCAGCCGCCCGGCACCAACACGCGCACCTGCGGCATGACCTTGACGCCGTAGGGGCCGTCGTCTTCCTCGTAGCTCTCGGCCAGGCGGAGCTGCATCAGGCGCATCTTCCCGCCGACGTTGGCCGCCTTCCAGCCGAGGATCATGTCGTGCTTGATGCGCACCCAGTACGGGCGCTGGCCGCTGGCCTCCTGGTCGGCGCGGCTGCGGAAGCCTGCGGCGGGCGCGCGCGGGTACTCGACCAAGATGCCGGACAGGCCATACGCCACATCCTCTCGGAACATCTCCGCCGCGAACGTGTGCAGGTTCGTGCCCTGCAGGTCGATGTCCTGCGCCCAGTTGGTAATGCTCGCGTCTGCGTCCTCCAGCTCCATCGGCTGGGAAAACGGCTTGCCCGACATCACGTTCACCGTTCGCTTCCAGGCCGGGAACAGGGTCGCGGTTGCCAGGCGCGAACCGTAGGCCGCGGCGCTCTCGGCCGGCCACTGCGGCAGCAGCTGCTGAGCGACCGAGCGCATAGTCGGCGTGCCGCCATCGAGCGCTTCGAGCCTCGCCCACTCCTTGCGCAGGGCCTTGATTTCGTCGTTGGGTTCGTTGACGGCAAGCGCCATTTCAAATCCTCAATGGTTGCACGACCGCCTTGCGGTGCTGCACGGGGTATCGGTAGCAGATGAAGTAGCCGGCGGCGTCGATCACGTGGTCCAGGCCGCCCGCCTTGTCGGGCTCGCCGTGCTTGTCGTAGGCCTGCTTCTCCAAGGACTCGACCAGCTCCGGACAGCCATCAGGGCTGACTCGATAGCGCCTGGCGCCGTCGTTGTGGACCATCCGGTTGACGGCCAGTACGCGGTCCTTGACTCGCGGGTTGGCTGGATTGGTGCGCACGCTGAAACCGGCCTGCCGCAGCACGGCGTGGTCCGACTCGCTGGCGTTGTTCGACTTGCGCGACGAGCCGCTGGCGTCCGGGTAGACGATGATCGAATGGCCTGGGAAGTCGCGCTTCAGGAGCGCGGCCATCGCCGGAGTGTCGAGCACCTTCGTGTATTCCAGCACCGCATACGGATCGTCGCCGCGCAGCACGTGGACCACGGCCGACATCTTGCCGACGTTGAAGTCCATGCCGACGTGCAGCGCCTCGCCCGCCTTGATCCCCTCGCCCAGCGGCACCGCATTGAGCCGGCGATCGAACTCGGGGTACACCGAGCCGGCCACCAGGTTCACGAACTCGCCGTCGAGGTAGGCCGCCAGGAGGTTCGACGGGTACGTCGCGCGTAGGCTGTCGATGTAGCCGTCCGGCAGGTTCCGGGCGTTGCTCATCGTGGAGGCTTTGATGATGCGGTAGCCCGGTGCGCTGTTGCGCTGCCAGCGGTCGTAGACGAACCGGAAGCCTTCCGGCGTCGTGCCCACGCCCACTGTGTTCAACGCGCCGTCCGGCTTCTTCTGCCGGTTGCGCGAGATGATCTTGTTCCAGGCCTCGCGCGCCTTGGCCTCGGGCAGCGTGTCCAGCTCATCGACCAGCGAATCGGCGACTTCGTAGCCGATGATCCGCTCGGGGTTGTCCATCGTGCGGAAGATGAAAGACCCGCCATTCTCGACGTGAATCATCTTCTCGTTTTTGTTCAGCTTGTACGGCAGCCCCCAGCTTTCCAGCTGCTCGGCGAAACGCGGGAACGCAATCGTCGACACGAGGTCGTATGTCGGCAGGTAGTAGCCGACGTTCTGCCTCGGGTACTGCGTCTTCTTCACCAGGGCGCGCACGATGCACGCCTCGGTCTTGCCAGAACCAAATCCCGCGACGAGCGCAGGGAACTGGTCTTCGCAGGTGACGAAGGCGTATTGCGGGTCAGTCAGTGCGATCGTCGTCATAGCGGACGATCTGGATCACCGGCAGGCCCTTGCCTTCCACATGCGCATCGATGTCGACCGACTCCTTGGGCTTGCCCCAGCCGCGATCGAGGATCGCCACGGCGGCGCTGATGCGGTCCTTTGGCTCGTTGGTCTTGCCGCTGCAGATGCTCACCAGCGTGGACAGCGCAGCGGCGGTGTGCGCGCGCGCCAGCTCGGCCAACGTCTCGCCGTTCGGTCCCACCCTGGGACTACGGCCGCCGGGATTGCCCGACTTGCCCTTCTGCCAGGTCTTCTCGTTGGCGTGCTTCTTGGTCGTCTTCTTGGTCGTGGTCATGGACAGTCAGCCTTGCCGGCTGTCTCCTTGGTTGCGGCCCCTTGGGCCTATCGGATGTTGCCGGCCTTGCGGTTCTCGGCCATGCAGCCGGCGGTGGCGATGCGCTGCTGGAGCAGGCTTTCGGCGTAGTCGCCGATCGCGAAGGCGTACAGCTGCCAGACGATCAGCGACTTGTCGTGCGGCTGCGGCGGCTCAGGGAACGCCTTGCGCGGCGGGTCGTACTCGGCGCAATCGATCCTCGGCGGCAGATACGCGCTCGGCTTGGCCGGCCTGCTCGCGCAGGAGGTCAGCATCAGGAGCAGGACAAGCAGCAGGCACTTGGACAATGCGGTCACGGTAGCGAACCTCGATGGCTGCCTTTCGGTCGTTGGAGACGGCGGTGTGTTGGTCGACGGTGGCGCGGGCGGTCTCGCCGGCGGCGACAGCGGTGTCGTCGCGCTGGCGGGCCTTGGTCAGGGAAACGACTTCTGCGCGCGCCTGATCGCGCTCCGCGTTGGCGACATCGCGAGCACCAACGGCGACAGCGGCACTCGCGCGAAAGTAGAGCGCCCCGATGACGGCCGCGACCGCCAGCACGGCGACCGCGATGCAGGCGTACTTCCAGGCCGCGGCCCGGGCTTCGGAGAGGATCATCGCTTCGCCTTAATGCCGCGGAATGAGGCGAGCAGGCGCTGTCCATCCGGCGACGCGAGGAAGCCGCGAACGTCCACCGAGACGCCACCGTTCGGCAGGAAACGGGCGTAGGTGGCCTTGGCCAACTGCTCGGTCGTGAGGATCACTTCGTCACCGTCTGGTCGCTGACGTTGCCGGCCATGTAGATGCCGAGCACCCACATGGAGAAGTCCAGCACCTGGTCGGCGCTGATGAGGTCGAGCGGGAACGCGATCCAGGCCATGAACAGCGACGCCGCGGCCAGGACGAACTTGCGGCTGGCGTATCGGGATTCGACAAAATCGCTCACCGCACGTCCTCCATGCACATGGCGTTTTCGGCCTGCCGGCGATTGGCCAGGCCGCGCACGAACTTGTATTCGGGGGTGCCGTCGGCATTGCGGCGGCCGGTCTTGACGTAGCTCCAGGCGGGCGCGCCGGCGTCGTTCTGGTACAGGCGACGGCATCCGATCTGCCAGTTTCCGCCGTTCCACGAGCGCATGGCGCCGCTGCCGCAGGTGGCCGACACACCCATGTTCCAGGCGTGGCTGGTGGCCGCATCGAACACGCTCTGCGGCGGCACACCGACGAAGCAGCGAAGCAGCGTCTGCTGCACCTTCGCGACCGCCCTGGCTTCTTCGGCCGCGCACTTCGAATCCGACCAGGTCTCACCGACGACGATCGGGGTATCCGTGATATGACGCGTCAGGCCCTTGCACACCGTGGGCAGTCCGCCGGCCAGCTTGTCGGCGTAGACCACGTTCTGGCCCTCACCCTCCCACGTGCCGAGGAACGCCAGCAGCGCGGCAGACGCGAGCACCAGCCCGCCGCCTACCGCCTTGCCGGCTCTCACGTGTCGTCCTCGTCGTCGTGGAAGCGCGCGCCGGCCATGCGCAGGCGGTGCAACTCAGCCTTGCGCCGGTCGTCCTTGCGCTTGAAGTAGAACTGCACGACCAGGCCGACCACGGCCACGGCCGCGCCGACAAATGCAGCGATCTCGTTGGCGGACAGCCCGCCGTAAACCGCGCCCATGCCGCCACCGATGGCGACCTTCTGCGCCGCTGCGGCGATGGTCGCCTCCAATGCCTGGTCTTTCACGGAATCCCCTGTTCGTTGTGCGGCAATAGGTGCCCGGCGCCGCGGTGAAGCGGGCTACGCTGGTGCGGGAGTCACCAGGGCCGGGCGTGGAAAGTGGTGTAACGTTTCCCGAGCCGCGCGCCTTTGCCAGTCAGCCACTTACGGGCGATCGCGTAACGATTCTTTGCGCGACCCGATCAGTTGACCGGGCGCAGTTTCTCGGCCTTCTTGCCCGGCTTCTCATCTGCGGAAAGCCACTCGCGGGTCTCGCCGTCGAGCACCCACAACTGGCCGCCGCGGTAGATCACCGCCAGCACGCCAGCCGCGCCCGACTGCGGGTGCAGTGCGTCCGGGTCGAAGATCCAGCAGGCGTCCTCCATGAGGATGATCTGCTCGGTCTCGACCAGCTCCAGGTCGTCGCCGTCTTCGTCTTCGGTGCTCATGGCGCAGCCTTTGTGTCGGGCTCGGGGCGCCAGGTCATGCGGCGCGCCTTGATGGTTCGCTTGCCTGTGGCGATCGCCTTCATCACCCGATGCCGGCCGTCGGCGATTCCGCCGCGCCAGTCCAGGAGAATCGGGCAGCTCAAGTCGGCCTCCATGCACTTCTTGACGTGGAACGCCAGGGCAAACATGTCGTCGCCGTCCCATGGATGGCTACTCAGGTCGAGCGCCGCCAGCGGCACCTCGAACACCGGAAGTTCCTTGGCGTCATCGACCAAGCGGGCCACCGAGTAGAGGTTGCCGTCCTTGTCGCGGTAGTAGTCCTGCAGCGGATCGATGGCGCGGAACCGGACTTTCGGGGGCTGCTTCACGCGGCCTCCAGCATCTTCGAGCTGATCCGGCAGCGGCTGACCTCGCCGTGCGCCTTGGAGTACGTCACCACGACCGCGTCGCGCCCGCTCATCCAGCCGCCGCGAGACGCATAGGCGTCCGGCGCGGCCAGGGTGCGGTGCTGCTCGACGACCATGAGGTTCGTTTCCTTCACGTCGATGTGGTGCAGGTGCCCCATGTGCGCGTAGGCGTGCTGGGTGCGTCCGAACACGCCGCGGAACTTGGCCGCGAACACCGTGTCGATGTCCTTGGGCTTGCGCTTGTGGCCGTGGTGGAAGAACAGCGCGGTGCTGCCCCACTCCACGCAGTAGTACGGGTCCGGGCTGGTGTCGACCGTCACCCGCGGCTCGTTCTCGAAGCTGGCCGCCAACCACTCGCGCAGCCAGATCGAACTGGCCGGGTCGTGGTTGCCCTCGGCCATCAGCACATGCACGGTGCGGTGCTTGGCCAGCAGCATGCCGATCACCCGGCGCACGGCCCGGATCGCCACGCGCACCAGCTTCTGGAACCGGGTGTCGGCGTCCAGTAGGTGCTTGCTCGCCGGCGTGACCGCGTCCATGCCATCCCAGTGCAGGAAGTCGCCCAGCTGCGCGAAGACAGCGTGCTCGGCTGCCGGTGCCTGCGCAATCGCCGCGGCAAACCAGTCGACCAGCATCGTCTCGGCGATGGTCGTGTCCCAGTCCGCGCCGGTTTCCTCGCCCCAGGCCAGCATGCCGAGGTGGTAGTCGGTCAGCACGTACACGTTGCACAGCTCGGCAGCGGTGCGCGCTGGCGCCAGCCTGGGGCGCTCGCGGGGGATCTTCTCGCTGAGGGCGCGCAGCGCAGCTTCAGCCGCGGCCTGCTGCGCTTCCGCGTCCTCGTTGCTCTTGACCCACTGCAGGACCGGCTCGCCGGTGCGCAGGTCGGTCAGGGTGGATACGCCCTTGAGCTTCTGGCCCATGGGCAACGGCGCTGCGATGCCGAACTCCGGCGCCCAGCCGTGGCGCGCGGCGGCCGCCTCCTGCACCAGCTCGGCAGCCACCTCGCGTTCCAGGTTGTAGGTGCGCGCGCCCTTGTGCTCGGGACTCAGGCACTTTCGCCGTCCGGCGCCGATACCGATGGTGCGCTGGCTGTTGCAGGTTGGGCAGGCCATCAGTCGCCGGTGCTCTGCGAGACGGGGTTGAGCGTCTGCCGATAGCTCCAGATGTCGGCACAGGTCTCGCAGTGAGCGTCGTTGCACAAGCCATCGCTTGAGATACTGAAGACTTGGCGCACCACCACCTCATCGCCAGCATTCCGCGCACCCCGCGCCACCGGCGCACCAGCGGCCTCCAGCTCCTTCTGCAGCAGCGCCAGCGCCCGCCATGCGACCTTGGCGCTGTGCCGGATGCCGTCGGTGTCGATCGTGCCGCGGTCAAACAGATGGCGGACGAGGGCGTCGGCCTCGTCGCCGGACTTCGAACGGTCCCAGTGCAGCGGCTTGCCCGGGTTGTGCTGGTCGTTGCCGGCCTTCGAACACTCGGCCACCGCGGCCAGCGCGGCCGGGAAGTAGTCGAGCAGGCCCGAGACGACGGGCACGGCTTTGCGATCCGCCGCGGCTTGCGGCAGAGGACTCGTGGACATGGCGCGGCACTCCCGATGCCAGAAACGAAAACGCCCGCCGGGTGAGGGCGGGCGCAGCTATGCAGACTGGGTCAGGTTAGCACTCGGGGGCTGGGAGTCAAGTGCCGGGCGGCTCCGGCAGCGGCATCCAGTGAGTCGGCGTGCAGTCGTCGGACTCATCAGCCCATGCAGTCCACGCGAGACTCCATCTGCCGCCGATCCATTGGATTGGCAGCCTCATCTGCTCATCGCCCAGCGTGCTCTGAATCTCCAGCCCAAGGATGACAGTCCCATCCTTCGACGCGGTCTCGATTGGTTGCCAAGACGGCGCGAGCGCCTCAACTTCGCGCTCGATGCGCTCGACTTCGGTCTGGGCGTCCCGTGCGTGCTGCGACGCGCCATCCCCTCTCCACGAATCCTCCCCCTCTATTGAATGGAGGGTCGCCTTTGCGGCGATAAGGTCGTCGACCAGTTCAAGAACTCTGCTCATGTCATTCATCCTACGCCGCCCTCACCTTCCGCGCCGCATTGGCCAGCGCGTCCTCGGCGGAGTTCTCCAGCAGCAGGCAGGCGAACAGGGCGACCTCGCCGTGGTCCTTGTCGGCCACGCCTTGGGGTGCCGGCGGGAACTGCCAGCCGTGGACCATGGCGTTGTAGGCCCAGTTCGCGTAGTGGGCCGCCAACGGGCGCAGGCGCTTGCACGCCCCGCTGCGCTCGCTGTTGAGCATCCCGGCCAGCCAGATGCAGACCTTGGCCTTGGACCCGTCGCGCTGCAGGGCCATGTCGATGGCGATGTCCGGGCCAACGTCCTTGGCGTCATGCCGGCCGAACGACAGCGCAGCCGCGACCAGGTGATCGGCTGGGATGGGCCGCTGCTCGCCGCGGACCCCGTCGCTCGGGCCGCGCCATGTGCCGTGCCCGGCCAGGGCGAAGACGCGCTCGCGGAAGGTCGGGCGGCTGCCGGCCTCGTGGGTGGGCTGGATGGTGGCGATGTTCATGCGGTTTCCCCAGGTTGGTATTCGCCTTGCGGCTTGATCTCGATTCGCACGCCGAACTCTCCCCGGCGGCAAGGTTCTTGCCCGTACTCCCAGCGCACGCGCGGGTCACGGTCGTCGACGCCCAGGCGGTCGGCGATGCCATCCCTTGTCGCCTTAAGCGCACTGCGCAAATTATCGTCGTCGAGCGATCCCGGGCTGAGCCGCGTCATGCGTACGACGCATGGCAGCTTCGATGTCGGACACAGCGCACGCGCGGCCCAGCGCTGAGCCTTGGCTCGCCGCGCCTTGGCCGACCAGTGGCCGCGGGCGTTCATTTCGCTGATGGTCTTCACCGGCAGCACGACCGCCTTCACCGAGAACCCTCACAGCAGGGAGCTATCTCGCTCAGCCGCTCCACCAGGTCCGCCTCGATGTCTTCCAGCTTGGCGCGCCGGTTGTAGCTGCCCACCAGGTCGGCGTCCGGGCGCATATCTGCGCGCGGGTCTGTCGGCGGCAGGATGGCGATGACCTCGGTTGGGCGCACATAGACGCGATGCAGCCCCTTGGCGATCACGCGCAGCCTCGCCTTCATGGCTACGGCGGCCGCACCGTCTTCGATCAGGTTCACGGTTGACCATCCAGGCACTTTGACGGGTCGATCTCGAATCCGATCTCCCTGGCGCCGAGCAGCATCAGCTCGTTGCGGTCGAAGTCGTCCAGGCCAAGGAAGTCGGCCGCAGCTCGCAGGTGCGCGGGCGAGAACGGGCGGCCGTCGTAGAACATGTTGTAGACCGTCATCGCCTTGCACTGCCACGGCTCGGCCAGGTCCTGCATGCGATGTCCCTCCTCCCTGAGGTGGCGCTTGAGTAGCTGGCGCACTGTGGCCTTGCCGAGCGGAACTCGGATCGGTCGCCCACTGAGGGCCTTTCCGTTGTGTGGCGCTTGGCGAGGCAGTGCATTCATGCCGCCAGCCTCCCCTGATCAGCCAGCCGCCGGTTGGTCACCGCCAGCGCGTCGATCTCGTCCATCTTCATCACTGTCCACATTCGCTTCTGCCCATGGATTCCGTTGAAGCTGCCCTGATGGCAGTCCTTGCACAGGGCCACCGCGGTGTAGTGCTGACCCTGCTTGATGTGGTGCGCGTCGCTGGGCGCCGGGTGGTCGCAGACCGAGCACGGCAGTTCCTTGACCGCGGCCAGGTGCGCGGCCTCGGCCGGGTTGATCGCGCGGGAGTTCTTCGACCTCATGCTGCCGCGGCGTCCAGCGGTTGCGCGCCGATATAGGTGAGCTTCTGTTCAGTGCAGTACCGAACGAATGCTGCTTCATGCAGCTCGCCAGGCATTAGATCGATGCTGTGGCCTACGGTGCCACCCTTCCAGCTGCCCTTTCTCGCGCCGACCTCGGCACTGAACTGGATGCTCATGTCCCGGCGAATATGGGGTTTGGTGAAGTGGCGGAGCCAGCGGAACAGCCCGGCGCCCTTGTGCCACTCACGCTCCTCGATATGGCAGGTGGCGGTAATCACCTCCCCGTCGAAGTCCTGGAAGACGAAGGATGCCTTGGGGAGAAGATCGCGCTGCTCCGACCACCGCCGCACATCCTTCTCGAAGTCCAGCAGCCACTCACCCTGGAGGCCATAGCCACTCCAGCGAACGCTGGTCCACTCCATCCACGGCAGGAAGCAGGACCAGTAGCTCCGATTCCGGCTGTTGTCGTGCTGGATGCCGTAATACAAACAGAAGTGGTTCCTGCAGTTCACGGCGATGCCGAACTCGCGCTCCAGGTATTGCCAGTACCAATCGCGCCCGATCCTGGCGACCGTGGCCGCATCCCAGGTTGACGCCTTCACCCGATAGCGGAAGGGGCGAATGATCGGCGGGAGCTTGATGCGAAGCCAGTAGCCGAATCCGTAGATGCGCAGCCCGCAGCCTGGGTACTCGTCGCCATCGCCCGAACTCAAGACGATGCCGAAAGAGTCCTTCGAGTAGCTTTCCAGTTGCAGCCATTTCCAGCGAAACTCAATGCTCATGCCGCTTTCCTCTGCTCGTTGAATTGGGGATCCGACCACCGCACGCCGCGCTCGGCGCCAAAGGCCTCGATGAGGGTCTGCAGGTCGCACATCTCTCCGACGGACATGCGGGAGGTACGCGCGCCGAGCATCACGAAGCCGCCCTCGACGCCCTGGGCGACGCGCTGACCTTTGCGTAGGGCTGCCGAGAACACGTCCTTCCAGTCGTCCGGCGACAGGCGCTGCATCTGCCCGTCGACCGGCCACTGGACCTGCTTGGAGATGTCGGTGAGGAGTGCCCACATGCGCGCGTTCTGGTCGATCGATCGCTTCGGCAGCGCCTCGGACACCTCGACCTTGGCGTTCTTGCCAAGCTCCAGGAACTCGCAGGCGAACTGCCAGGCGGCAGCCATGCGCTCGCGGGCGGCGCCGTCGGGGCGGAGGATGAAGTACGGCATCAGTTCAGCCCCTTCGGGCCGCGGCCCTTGTGTGTGACCTCGATGGATGGACCGTCGCCCTCGTAGTCGCCGATGCGTCCGTAGGCCAGCTCATTGCGCCCCCAGGCCGTGCCGGTGTCGCCCTCGCGCTGCTTGGCCACGATCATTTCCATCAGGCCGGCCAGCTGGGAGACGCGCCCCTCGCGCGAGGCGTAGTAGTCGTCGCGGTACAGGAACACGATGAGGTCGGCGTCCTGCTCGATGTTGCCGGACTCGCGCAGGTCAGCCATCTGCGGCCGCTTGTTGGTGCGCGTCTCCAGCGAGCGGTTGAGCTGCGACAGCAGGATCACCGGGCAGCCCATCTCCTTGGCCAGCTTCTTCATGGCGAACGTAATGTGGCCGATCTCCACCGTCTCGCGGGTCTTGCCCGGCAGCGGCATCAGGTGCAGGTGGTCGACCACGATCAGGGACACGTCCCCGCGCATGCGTTCGCGCCGGCAGCGCGCCACGATCTGTGGCGCCGACAGGCCGGCGGTCTCGTCGATCATCAGGCCGGACTCGTTGAGCGCCCGGCTTACCGTGGTCACGCGGGTCCAGTATTCCTCGTGGTCGCTGTCCGGGCGCTGCAGCCAGGCCAGCGGCACCGAGCCGATCGCGGCGACAGCACGGTTGAAGATGCTGGTGTCGGTCATCTCCAGGCTGAAGAACAGCGCCCGCTTGCCTCGCATTGCCACGCTGGTGGCCACGTTCACGGCCCAGGCCGACTTGCCCATGCTCGGCCGGCCGGCGACGACGATGAGGTGCCCTTCCTGCAGCCCGTTGGTCATCCGGTTGAAGCCGGTCCACGGCGTGGGCACGCCGATCATCTCGCCCTGCGTCTCGTAGCGCCGGCGCAGCTCATCGAACCAGGCCTTGCCGACCAGCTTGGCCGGCTTGAGCGCGCCGCGGCGGATACTCGACAGCTCCGACAGCGCCATCGTGGCGTCGGCGACGATCTCGGACACATCCCGGCCCTCGGGCGCGAAGCCGCTGTCGACGATGCCCTGGCCGATCTCGATCATCCGGCGCTGGGTAGCCTTGGACTTCACGATCTCGCCGTAGGCGACCACGTTGGCCGACGAGAACGCCTCGCTGGCGATGGCCACCACGTCAGCCGCCGCGTCGCCGACCAGCGAGTCGGAGATCGTCACCGCGTCGAACGGCTGCTCGGCCGAGGCCAGTGCCAGGATCGCGCCATAGATGGCCTGGTGCTCGGCGCGCAGGAAGTCCTCGGGCTTGAGCCAGTCGGCCACCTTGGGCAGCGAGGCGTTGTCCAGCATCAGGCTGCCCAGCACCGAGCGCTCGGCATCGGTCGCCGCCGGCAGACCGCGCGCCATGTCGCCCGGGAACTCGGCCACGTTCGCGCTCATGCCTCACCCGCTTCGGCGTCGGCCGCCATCTGCGCTTGCTTGCCGGCGGTGGTCAGCTGCCACGCGCCGTCGTTGTCGGCGAACCAGAACTTCGGCCAGTTGCCTTCGACGGCGTTGCGGAACGTCTGCCGCCAGCCGCGGATGCCCGTCTGGCGCCTGGCCTCGTAGCGGCGCTTGAACCAGCTCCAGGCCAGGGACACGAAGTCGCGCGGCAGGCCGATGCTGTCGGCGTAGGCGAACACGGCGTCGTCCTCGGGGATGGCGCTCTCGCCCTGCTCGTGGCAAGCAGCCAGGAAGGCGGCGAGACCGATCTTGCCCTTGGCCTTGGCTTCATCGCCCTCCCCGCCCACAGTTCCCCCCTCTGGGGGGTTAGGGGGGTTTTCTTTCCCTTCCCTTCCCTTCCCTTCCCTTCCTACCTGTGCGTCAGATTTAGATTTGACGCGTGCCGACGCGTCACTGTCGCGTCCTTTCGGGGGCTCAGGGAGGGTCGAGGCGCTTTCGCGAGGGTTGATGTGCTGGTGCTTGGAGAACTGCGGGATGTACGCGCACGCGTCGCCGTACAACACGACGAGTCCTGACGCGACCAGCTCGCGTGCCAACGCGTCAATGTCGCAGTCGTCCGCCGGGAAGTAGCGCAGCTTGAACGTGCGCGGCTTCCAGGTCAGGCGCCCTTCCTTGTCGGCCTCGCACCAGGTGGCGATGTACAGCAGGCGCGCCAGCGGAGACAGCGCGCAGATGTCCTCGCTGGTGAAGAATTCCGGCTTCACGGTGCGGATTCGAGCCATGGCTACGCCGCCTTCGCCCTGGTCGCGATCAGGTGGTCGCCGCAGGGCTTGCACACGCGCCATTGAACATTCGTTGACGTGGTGAAAACGTCAGCTTCCCCACACTCGGCGCACGTTGGGGTAGGTCCGCGTGCGCGATCCACTACGGCGCGAATCGCCACCGCGCGCTCCAGATCTTCGAGTTCGCTGGCGCTGTCTGCTTCATCAGCCATTTCGGTTCCCCTGGTCTACGCGACCAACTTCAAAGTGCTCTGCGGTTGCGGATCGAGGCGACGCGCCTCGGCCCGATACATTTCTGCGGCTACCAGTTGGCGGTGCCGCTGTGCTTCGATATCGGTGATCGGCTCCCCGCGCGCTGCTACAAATGCGCAGCGCGAAAGCCAGGCGATGGTCTCGTCGCGGCTCATGCCGCAACCCTCAACGTGGCGCGGAAGACTTCGTTCTCCGCCTCCAGCCTTGCCATGCGCTCCTCCGGCGACTCGGCGCGTTGCACCAGGTCCATGCCGCAGTTGTGCGCCACCCATTGCTGCCATCCCCAGTTGTTGACCACCTGAGCGAAGCGGAGGGCGACGTCGGCGGGCATGTGCGCGTTGCCTGAGATGATTCGTGACATCTGCGCCGGCTCCATTCCGATCTCGTGCGATACCTGCCGAGCGGACTTGTTGCCAATGCGGATGGCGAGGAGCACGGCTTCGCCGGACGTCCTACACAGAGAGATCAGATGGGCTGGAACGCGTGCAATTCCGGGCACTTGCGCCAGCAGTGGAAACTCACGTTGTGTCGTCATGACTCGTGTTGATGGTTGGCTTTCGGACGAAATGGAATGCATGAACCGACCGATCCATGCCTCGTTTGAATCAGCGAAGAAGCTCCCGCCCAACGTCACGCAGTTGGTGCGGGTCGGAAGTAACTGGTTTGCCCTCACCCGCCAGGGCAAGAAGGTCAACGTGCGGCTGGTGCGCCGTGGCGGGTGATGCGGTGCTACGCTCGCCGCCATGCGACGGATCAGCGACTTGTGGCGGGACCGATACGAGTACGACCCGGCCACCGGAGCAGTGGGTGCAAACAACTACGTTTCCCCCTGGACGCGCTGGCGCCCCGCCCGACAGCGCCTGCTGCGCGCGTGCTTCAACGGTCCCGTCTGGTCCGCCCTTATCGGCGCCACCGCCGCTCTCGGCGCGGTCTACCTGGCCGACTACCTCAACCGAGGTAAAGCCCAGCAGCAGGTGCAGCCGAACGCCGGGGAACTGCACTTGCAGTGCGTCCAGCAGCGCGACGGCGTCCTCGCCTGCAGGCAAATCGGCACAGGAAAGGACAAGGTCATCACCCGGACGGACCGAGCTGACGCGAAAGACCGGGCTGCGGCGAAATAGGCTGTGCACTTCAGGCGGCCCTGTCCCGGCCGCACTGTTTGATGCGCTTGCGTCGGGCCGCCTCAACCAGCTTCTGACCGAGGGTCCAGTTCGGCTGCATCTGGCCGTGCCGGATTCGGTTGATCGTGGATTGGCCCGCGCCAACGGAGGAGCCGATGGCCGCCTCCGTCATGCCGCAGGCGATGAGGTGCTCGATGGCTTTGGCTGGCGTCATGGGCCGATTATGCCCATAGGAATTGCGATGTCAATGCCTATGGGAATTCGACCCGACGAACGGTATCGCTGACCATTGCCCGATGAACGACATGCTCACTAAGAACCTGGCATTCCTCTTAAGAGGAGATAAGCAGGCACAAGCAGCAATCGCAGAACGGATCGGCGTATCCCAGGGGACCATTAGCAAGTGGTCAAAGCTCCACGAAAAAGGGAGCAGCTCAGAGCCGGAATTCAGGAATATGGCCATTTTGGCCAATAAGTTAGGCGTTCCTCTGGAGGATCTCGCCTATCGAGACATCGAGCGAGAGGGTTTGAGTCGTTCCCCGTCTCAGCCCGCGACACTGGACATCTCTAGGATCGGCCTCGCTCTGACTTCAGTCGATAAAGCGCTTCGCGACATGGAGATCCAGGGGAGGCTCGGAACGCTGGCTGAGCCTCTGCAATTCGCTTACAGCAAGGCTTTCGGGGTAGTTGACCCGGGCAGCAAGGCCGAGCGCGAACGGTACGACGAGCTGGTGGAAGCAAACCTACGAGGGTGGCGTAGTGGACGAACAGGAACTATTGAAACGGGCGAGGATGAAGATAGCAGCGCTAAGGCCCCGCGTAAGGCGGCTCGGACTGGTGGAAAACGGAGGGATTCGTGATGTCGTTGACGAAACAAAACTTAGTAGTGGTGGGCACTCTTCTCCTGGCAGCGTGCTCGCCTTCCCCCACCCCAATCAAAGCTCCAGAGGTGGGGCAGCCGGCGATTGAGGACCTTGTCGGAATTCACTTAGGATCAAAGCTAGACGCCATTCCATGCGCTAGCGACGAGCCGAAAGCCGCTGAGCTACCCTGCCTAAAGAATCAAGGCGCAGCCTTTGGAGCAACTCTCGTGCTCCCCGAGACATCAGTCCCAAGGCAGACGCTCAATGAGGCAGACATTGGGGTGTTAGACGGCCGCATTGAGTCCATAAGGATTGAGACCTCTCTCTCTTCGGAGAAGGCTGTCCAAATGCTTGTTGATAAGTGGGGCGCGGCCAACGGCCCCAAGGACCCAAACGCCGTGCGCTGGGAGAGCGCCACGGCAGAGGCCCTCTTCTTTCCTGACGCCGTAGAGCCAGGCGAGCACATGATCCTGGTGCAGTCGCGAGACTACACAGCGCACCAGCGCCTCAAAGAGCGCGCAGCGGACGAGGCGGCGGGCAAGTTCTAGCCCGCCCCTATTCTTAACTAAACACTACCGTTCGTCGGCTTGTGCGATTTGTTATTCCCATAGGCATTGACAGTAGAATTCCTATAGGCATACTTCACTCCACGCCCCACACCACCGCATCCGCGGCCGGAGCGAGGAGACGAGAGATGGCAACCGTGATCAGCTTCCAGACCTTCAAGCAGGCGGCCGACAACGCCGCCGCTGCCCAGGTCGATCGCCAGACTGCGGTCCGTTGGGTCGCCGATGAGCAGCGCAAGGGCGGCACTGGCCGCCGCGCCGCCGGCCTGATCGAGCGCCGCGCCCACGCCTTCACCGCTTACGAGCGCCGCGAACTGCTCGTGCAGGTGGTGCTGTGATGGCCCACAACTACCACCCGGCCTGCGGCTGTGCCGCCTGCTGCCGGAAGGAAGACGCAGACCGCCGCGCCGATGAACTGGCCGCGCCGCTGATCGGAAGTGCTGACGTCCTGTCTGAGGCGATGGGCGAGCTCAGCACCGAGCAACTGGCCACGATGGCCGGGCACCTGGCCACAGGCGACGACCTCGAATTCGCCCAAGTCATGCGCAAGGCCGTCGAGGCCTACCTCGACGAGCAGATCGACACCCGCATGGACCGCAGCGCCTGCAGCCGCTTCGGCTCCGTCGCGCAGCTCCTGCAGGTGTACGGCATGTCGCAGCAGGTGGCGGCATGAAGGGCATGGTCG